TTGCTTTTCAAAACAAAAGCTATTGCTTTTTGTAAAAGCTAAATTGCAATGTGGAGTTTGCAAAATAGGTATAATAAAAAAGCAAATGCTTTATAAAACAAAAGCAAATGCTTTTCAACAAAAAAGCTATTGCTTTCTGAAATAAAAGCAAATGCTTTATAAATAAAAAGCAAATGCTTTTCAACAAAAAAGCTATTGCTTTCTGAAATAAAAGCAAATGCTTTATAAATAAAAAGCAAATGCTTTTTGCTTCGTGCGTGCGTACATTATATATGTACTAAAAGACAAACAGCATTTGCAAATCCAAAATAGATTTATTTAGAAGGTGGAGTATCATTCTCCTCTGACAGCTCACGCAGCTTCTGCTCGATGGTGATCTTCGTTGCCTTGTTGTTGAAGTCCACACTCGTAGACTGCATCTTCGGCAAGATGTACTGCATCATCTTCTCGGCACACTGGATACGGTCTTTAGGTTCGAGGGCAAGGAAGTCGGCAGTCATTAGACCACTCTCCTGGTAGTCGCCCAGCATGTCGGAGAGGATTTCCTTTGTGACGGTTGTCACTTTATTTTGCGTGCCCTTTTGTCGTCCTCCAGTCTTCTTGCGCTTCACACGCTCCTTCATGTTCAGTTCTGGAGCCACTGGCAGGTCGTCGTCCTGCTCTTCTTGTACTTGTGCTTGTGCAGTAGGCACAAGTTCTTTTTCCTTCTTGGCTGTGCTTGCCTTCTTTGCAGGCGCAGCCTTTTTCGTATTTTTTCTTGTAACCATGCGTAAATAAATAAAAGTTATTTGCAAAGGTAGTTCGTTATTTTTGCAGCAGTTATTTATTTCTTTAAACAGTAAACGATATGGGACTCATAGGAGCAGGATTAGGTGCTGCAGGAGCTATCTTCGGTGGCATCAAAGCAAGCCAAGCGATGAGGCAAGTTGCGCAAACCATCGACAAACAACAGCGAGAGAACCAAGACTGGTACAATCGTCGTTACAACGAGGACGCTACACAACGAGCCGATGCACAACGTGTTCTGTCATTGACAGAGGAGAGAATAAAGCAACGCAACAAGGCAGCTGCAGGACGTGCAGCCGTCATGGGCACCACCGATGAGGGTGTAGCGGCAGAGAAAGCGGCAAATGCGCAGGTGATGGCAGATGCTACAAGCCAAGTTGCAGCCAGTTCAGAAGCCAAGAGGGATGCTATTGAACAGCAATACCAAGCTCGCAAGAATGAGCTTGATGCACAGAAGATGCAGTTGCGTCAGCAGCAGGCACAAGCCATCAGCCAAGCAACGCAAGGCGTTACAAGTGTTGCAGGTGACATGGACTTCGGAACTATCAAGTATGGCAAAAACAAGGATAAGGAGTTAAATCTGTAACGATATGGCAAGTACGAAAGAACAAATACTGGGTACTCCTAAAGAGAACACCCAAAGCACGGTGTCCGAGGTAGCCGCACCTCCAGTGCAGAGACCTGTGCCAAATGGCGGTACAGCTCCCACTGGCAATGATGGCAACGAGACGCAAGTCAATGATGGTAGTGCCGTTGTTGGTGCTCCTGCTACTGTCCCTGGTGGTGCTGTTACTCCACCTTCTTCACCTGCCAACGCCAACGACGGCACGGCAGGTTCCGCTGTCCCTACATTTGATTGGAATACTGGCACCATGAAAGGAAATGAGCAGCAGCCTATCACGGTTCCTTATGAGCCTGGTAAGGAGCCGAAGGATGCAGTGCCAGTTACTAAGAAGGCTCCATTGCCAACGGCACAGCCGACTCCTGCTGGTGCCCAACCTCCCGAGGCAGCTCAACCTGCAAAGGCTCCAGAACGTAAAATGTCATACGTTGAAATGTTTCGGCAGATGTCGCCTTACAAGCCACCAACGGCAGAGGAGCTGGAGAAGGAACGCAAGAAGGAGAAGCGTGATAAGGTGTTTGCAGCCATTGGCGACGGCATTGCAGCCCTATCTAACCTCTATTTCACTACGAAAGGTGCGCCAAATGCTTTCGACCCAAGAAACAGTCTTAGTGCTAAAGCAAGAGAGCGGTGGGAGAAACTCAATAAGGAACGTGAGGAGAACGCTCGCTATTACATGCAGGAAGCGATGAAGGCGCAAGCTCTTGATGATGATAGAGATGATAAAGATAGAAGCTATATGGCGAAATTGCAGAATGATTACCGCAATTATCTTCTGAAGCTGTCTGCTGATAATAGAGCTGCAGAGTTGCATGATCTTGATAAGCAACTTCGTCAAGGCAAGATAAATGAGCAGACGTATAAGGCAAAGAAGGCAGAGGTGGAAGCTAAGTATGCAGAAGCGACACAGAAGAGCGTGATTGCCAAAAACAAGGCTGCTGCTAAGGCAAGTAATGCTTCTGCAAACAACTCGAACGCCCAAGCAGCAGAACATCGTAGAAATGTGAACAGCGGATATGCATGGTATGAGAAGGACGGCACAAGACATATTGCTAAGACAAAGGATGAGGCGGTATATAATGCACGTCAGCATGGCACGTTAGATTCGGTAGAAACAATATCTACTGATACAACAGAAAGCGATGTGGTGCATAGAGGCAAGGTCGTGAAAAATCAGAAGAAGACTGTCACAACCAAGAAGCATAAGGATGTTTACTATCCTGGTATAAGGCATAAACAGAAACCGAACCCTATGCATGATGGTGGCAGAGGTGGAGGAAAGAAGAAAAACCCAATGAGTTAAAATATTATGGACGATAATAGAAAGAAACTATATGATGCCCTATCTGGTGAATATGATATGGGTACATACGACCAGTTCTGCAAGGATATACAGGACTCTGGTAAGCGAAAGCGTTTGTATGACGCTACGAGCAAGGAATACGATTACGGCACCTACGATAGTTTCAGCAGACAGCTTGGTTTTGACGAGTCTACTACTGCATCACACTCTCAGACGCCAGCGCAGAAACCTCAGAAGGCAGTACAGAAACCTCGTAAGACAGTTGGCACCCGTATGACGGAAGCTGAGAGACAGAATATGCTTAATGGTATTTCTGGCATGGTTGCGCAATCGAAAGCAGGGCTACAGCGTACCAAGAACCGTATGAATTATGCGAAGGCTAATACTGGTCTTCGTGTACCAGGCGTGACATTAGGCGTAAAGGGAGGTGGTGTGCATCTTGGACAAAACAGCAAGGTTGTAGAGACGAAACCACAATATAACGCTGAGAGTGGCAAGGTTGAGCGCAGCTACCTTACAGAGAGTGGTAATGAATATGAGGAACGTGGCGGTGCAGACTTGGAGCAGAACGCCATTGACGAGGCACGTTTCCAATCCGAACAGCAAGAGGCTTATCTTCTTCGGGAGAAGCAGCGCATTGAGCAGGAGATGAACCAACGAGGCAGGGAACTTGACGCAGAAGCCGTTGATTTCTCTTGGCGAGACATGCCACGAGGAAGTGGCGGTGCTATCCATACCTACAACTCCTCTACTGTCAATGGACGCTTTGCCGACACGAAATACAAGTCTCTGCTTGCCCAACTCAATAAGGTAAATGACGGACTCGCCACTCTTGCGGAAGCCAAGAAAGGCAAGGCAAGCGACCAATGGATTGACGACTCCTCCAACTGGGCATCGAAGAAAGGTAAGCAGTTGCTCGCTTTCGGTGCAGGTGCATGGCGTGGTTTAGCTCATGCCGTTGGCAAGGTGAGCACATGGGACATGGGCATGACTGACATGGCGACTAATGGCGCACTCTATACGGCTGCTGTTGATGCAGACAGAAAAGGTATAGACAATATTAGCAGGGAAGACCGTGATTTACTTGATATTACGGCTTATACCAACGCTATTCAGTCGGAGAACGAACAGTATCTTGGTCGTGGTTACAAGGCAGGACAGGTTACTGGAGAAAGTCTGCCGTTTATGATTGAGATGATGCTTAATCCTGCATCAAAACTCGGTACAACTGCAACTAACAAGCTCATGCGTGAGGCTGTAAAGCGTTACGGTAAGGATGCTGTGAAGAAAGCCACGAAGAAATATCTTGCAGCCAAGATTGGTACTCGCCTTATGGGTGATGCGGTCGGTTCAATGGCTATGGCAGGCACGACTGGGCAGGGACACGTTACAGCAGATATGCTTAATCGTCTGACTGGCGATGTGCAGTTCAAGGTGGACGACAGCGGTAAGATTGTGTATGGTGGTCGTGAGGGTGCTGAGGACAGTGTGCTGAAAGCCTATATGAAGGCATTTGGTGCACAAACCATTGAGAACCATTCGGAAATGGTGGGTGAATATTTTGCACCATTCCTCGGCAAGGCAGCGTCGCTGACACGCAAGGGTATGGATAAGATTGGTTTGGGCAAGGTGAACAAACTGATTGACGACATTGGCGCAACTAATGCCGCCAAGATGTTAGGTGACTTCGAAAAGCAGACGAAATGGAACGGCACATTCGGTGAGTATGCGGAGGAAGTTGTCGGCAATATCGAAAATGCCTTACTTGTTGGCGACAACACGCTTGATACGGCAAAAGGTACTGGTGTGTTTAATGCAGACCAAAATATAGATACTTTTCTTGGTGTCAGTCTTATGGGCGGTTTCTTCGCTGGTGCAAAGACACTCTCGTATCGTGGTCCGAAGCGACAGGCACTCAATGAAATGTCGGATGCAGGAAAGGTCATTGATAATGCCATTGGTGACAATGTCCCTATAATGGAGAAATGGGGAGGATGGCGTAACACGTTCCTTGTCGGAACCGACGAGGAAAAGAAAGCAGCTCTCCGTGAGGTCATGGACAATTCAGATTTGCCCATTAAATTCCGTATGGGTGTGCTGAACTTTGTCAAGGCAGCACAAAAGTACGAGGGTATTGTGCGTGCGCAGGAGAGTAAGGTGAAGGATGGAGAGCAAGACCCTGTGGCACAGTCCAGTGATGAAAGTTACGACAACGGCTATGACACCACAGAACCCGAAGCCATGAATGATGCCAAGAACATGTACGACTACAAGCGTCAGCAAATGTCTGCTATGGTAACAGACGAGTTCCTTGCAGACTTCGACAACGACCCAGTAGGCACCTTGTCGCAAGTCATGGGACGTGACGACTTCTCTGAGGACGAGAAGCAGCTTGCATTGGACTATGTGAACGCCAAAGCGACCTATGACGGCATGATTGACCGTGTAAGAGACGACATAGACAGCCGCATCGAGGAAAGCAACGCTACTGTAAACAGCCGCACGAATCGCAATGACGGCATGATACACCCTGCAACATTGAAACTGGACGACCGCAAGGTGTATATCGTTGATGGCACCATCAACATGCAGGACGACGGCAGCATGGTTGATGTCAGCAATAGTAGCGAGAGCATCCTCGTGCGTGATGCCGAAACTGGCAAACTGGAGTTCATGAGTCCAAGTGACTTTCTCTCAACTGACGAGTCAATAGACCCAGCCACGGAGAAGGAGGCAGCGCAGCAGGCATTGAGAGAGCAGTATGCGCAGGAGCAGTCAGACAACATCGACGGTGTTCTTGCCTTCAATGTCGGTGACACATACGACCTTGCCGACGGTTTCGGTCAGCAATGGTCTGCCCAGATAGTAGCCGATAATGGCGATGGTACTGTGCAGGTGGCGTGGAATGGCGACCCTAATAATATTTCGACCGCACGCAAGGACGAGCTTCAGAGCATGAGAGATATTCACAACCGTGCCCGAATCAATGATTATGAGCAGCAGCGTGCCGCCCAACGCCAAGAGCAGCAGGCAGAAGCCGCAGAGCCTCAACGTCGTACTTATAACCTCAATGACGAGATTACCCTTCGTGATGAAGAAGGTAATCCAGTTCGTGGTTCCATTACCGCAGAGGAGAACGAGGATGGCGAGATAGAGGTTTATACTGAGCAGCCTATCAACGGCAAGCAGGTTCAGTTGCTCCGTCGTGACGAGCTTGACAACATGTTGTTGGAGCAGAACGGTGAAGTTGTGGAGAATGTTCCTTCTGAAGAAACACCGAGCGTTATCAATCTCACGGACGATGAGAGCGAGGATAATGCAGGAACTCCAGTGACAGCAGAGGAAGGTGCCGAAGGTGCAACATTGGAACCTGCAAGTGCAACATCAGAAGAACAGCACACCGAAGAAGAGCAACATACCGAGTCTATGCCGATGATTGGTGAAGGTGAGGATGCAGAACCCGACTTTGCAAGTGTTACTCCTCAGAGAGCACATGAGTACATCTTCAATGAAAGTGGACTCGACGAGGAGGACGCAAAGGATTTCATGACTAATAATCTGCGAGCAGCGGAAACAGCGGTAACCAAGATAAAAAACAAGAAGCCCAAGATGGGCACCAGTATAGCCAAGTTCAACAAGGACAAAGCAGAATGGCAGCGGAAGCTCGACGAAGCCAATGCCAACCTTGACTACTGGCAGCAGGTGAAGGCAGAACGCAATGCAGTTCTTGCCGAGCGTGCGAAGGCACAGCAGGAGGCAGACAAGAAGCAGACCGAGGAAGCCCAAGCAGCCGAAGCCGCTTATCGTGAGGAAATGGCAAAGAAGGAAGCCGAGCAAGCCGCACTTGGTACCAATACTGTTAGTCCTGCTATTCGTGACAAGTGGAATGCCGCTCCAAAGGTTGAAGGAGCGCAGAACGAGATTGTCCTTGCAAATGGCGAGAAGGTCGCAGGTCGTTACTACCTTGTTGAAAGTGGTGCCGCCACTCCGAGCCATAACAGCGCAAATGGCTTTGCCAAGAGCGAAGGCTTCCCAGTTGATGAGAATGGTGGCAGTGTGAACGACCGAGACTATGAGCGTGACAAGGATGCACAGCAGATCACTCGTGACATAGCTAACAAATATGATAGCCGTGCCATGCAGACTCCTGTTGTCGTGTCGCAAGATGGTGTTGTCCTCTCTGGTAATGGTCGTACAATGGCAGGAGAACTTGCAGCCGCACAAGGTACGGATGCAGAATACAACGAGCATCTGGCGAAATATCCTACACAGTATGGTTTCACGTCAGAGCAGGTGAAGGGTATGCAGCATCCTCGTGTGGTGTTTGTTCCCGATGCCGCTATGCCATACACGGCAGACACCTTCGCAAAGTTCAATCAGCAGGAAATGAAGGGTCAGAGCAAGACCGAACATTCGGTAAAGTTAGGCAAGGTAGTTGACGACGAGACCTTCAACCGCATCATTAGCCTTATCAACCGCTTTGATACTCTTGGCGATTTCTATGCCGATTTTGCAGCAAGCCGTGAAGCTATTGGCGAGCTGTTCAAGTGTGGTGCTATCAGTCGTCCGCAAATGGCAGAAATGGTGGACGGTGACGGTCTTAGTGCCATTGGCAAGGAGACATTGGAAAACATGTTGATAGGTAAGGCTTTTGAGAGCAATCCCGATGCTGTGCGTGAGGCTACCGAGTTCAAGCAGATGCGTCAGACCATTATCCAGGCACTTGCAGAGATTAGCAATAACATCAGTCTTGGCAAGGACTATTCGTTGGAGTCGGAACTTGCAGAGGCTATTGACCTTGTTTACAATGCTCGCAAGAGTGGCTTCAAGGCAGGTGACCGTGTCAGTTCGTATGCACGTCAGCAGCAGTTTGACTTCTATGGTGTGCCTTCTACCGTGGCAGACTATAAGAACGCCACCATGCTGATGATTGCCGACATCTTGAACGACAACCGTAGCACCCTCTTAAAGAAATACCTGCAACTGTACAACACCAATGCAAAGGATGCAGCCAACGGGCAGTTGGACATCTTCAGTGGTACAGTGGCAAGCAAAGAAAGTATTCTCAACGACATAAACGAATTGTTAAACTATGGAACAGAAGAAGAACAAAAGAAAGCAGCTCAAGAAGCCGTCGAAAAGCGTAAAGCAGAGAGCGTGGCAGAAGCTGGTGTTGTCGACAATGGCAGCGAAGGAAGCAATGAAGACAACGACCGAGTAGAGGAAACTCCTGCAGAGCAGGCTCCAACTGAGGAAGAAGGAAGTAAGCCAGTAATGTCTCACGACGAGAAGATGGCGTTCATGCGCCAGTTCCTCGAAGATACAGCAGGCGATATGCGTCTTCTTGATGTTGTGACCGACGAGGAGGTGCAGAAACTTATCGACCTCTACGATGCGTGGGAGTTAGTGAACGACGGCTTGGGCGCAGCCCATGACGCTAACGATGCACTTCTCAATGACAAGAACAAAGCCATTGCACAAAAGGCGAAGGAGAACATTGAGACAGCCGAAAATGCTGCTAATGCCGCTTTTGCCCCAGTGGAGGACTACTACAATGAGTTGCTGAACACTCATAACATCGAGGATGAAGAAGGTGATGCCGACGAAACAGAAACTCCGTCTGCTGAAACATCTCTCTCTGATGCTATATCCGCAGCAGAAGCAGAGACCGACCAGAATCCGACTGACGGACAGAAGGAGGCAGGCAACTATAAGAAGGGTCATGTGCAGGTGGGTACATTCGACATTACCATTGAGAACCCGAAAGGTAGCGTGCGTAGAGGTAAGGATGCCAACGGTAAGGAATGGGAAAGTAAGATGAACAACACCTACGGCTATTTCCGTGGTACAGAAGGTGTGGATGGTGATCACATTGATGTGTTTATCTCTAACGACATTGACGGTTGGGACGGACGCAAGGTATTCGTCGTTGATCAGTACAACCCAGACGGCAGCTTTGACGAGCACAAGGTGATGCTTGGCTTCAATGATGCAGATGATGCAAAGAGCGACTATCTTGCCAACTATGAGAAAGGTTGGGAGAATGGTCGTAGAATTGACGTGTCTGCAGTGAACCTCGAAGACTTTGAAAAGTGGATAGCATCAAGCAAGCGCAAGACAAAGCCTTTTGGCGAGTACTCGTCGGTGAAGAAAGAGACGGTCGGCAACTCCTTTGACGATTTCGTCCGTGATAGTGGAGGTGAGGTTATACCTAATGGCGTAACTCGTTCTAATGTTATCAATTTTGCTGAAAGAGTACTTGAAAAATATCCTTCACACACCGAAAGCTATGACACATACAATGCCAAGCGAACAGATGTTGAGATACCAGCCGACAAGTTGTTCAAATCGGAAAGTGATTGGTTCACTGCAAAGAATGGTAACTCTATTGCCGTGAATGATACACAGGCTAAGGCTTGTTATGAGCTTGTTGCTCACAAAGATGCACAGGGTCATTTGAAGTCTGTGTCTGTAATAAAGTATCATAGCTTTGATAATGCTTTGACAGATGAGGAGGTCGTGGCTATTACAGATGCGATGAAGGCTAATGCTACGGTTGCTCCTACTGTTGAAATTAACGATGCGAACTGGAAGGAGTCGGTTGATACTCCTATTGGTGCTGTAAAGATGGGAGAAAACCAAAAGACTAAACTATTTGCCAAAGGCAGAGAGCAGCAGTATGGTATGCTCCTTGAAACACTCTCTAACCCAGATGTTGTACTCGAAGAAAAGGATAAGGAGCAGAATATGTTCCATGAACGTCCTTCTTCATATCTCTTTGTCAAGACATTCCAAAAGGAAGACGGTTCAAAGTATGTTCACTTTGAGAGCGTGACGGTATCGCAGGAAGGAATGGAGGTTTCTATCAGTTCTCATATAATTCGTGAGAACCAGTTGAAAAATAAGTTGAAGAGTGATAGGTTGCTTTATAAAGCGACTGCACTCGATGCACCTGCCAATACATCCGCAGAGCAACCTATCGTTGGTGGCAGCCTTTCTTCTGATGGCAAAGATACAGAAAAGGATTCATCCGACCAAGAGAAAGGCGTTAAATCGTTCAAAATCACACCTAAAGAGTACACAACCAAGCGTGGCAAGAAGTTAGCGATGCATCTTGTGACGTTTGAGAGCGAGCTAAGTAAGGAGCAGATGAACGCTGCCAAGAAACTTGCAAAGGATGCAAAAGGTTGGTGGAGCAAGGAAGACGGTGGCTTCTTGATGCGAGACATGGAGAGCGCACAGAAACTGGCAGATAGCGTGCTTGACGATGCTGATGCAGTTGCAGATGCGCAGCCAGTATCGCTTACAGACATGAAGGAGGCTGCAGGTGAGCTTGACCCTCGTTATCGTAAAGGCTGGGATGGCGACTATGACAAGTGGAAGCAACGACAGAACTACTACGACGAAGTGGAGCGCAAGGAAAAGGCTGCTGCATCCGAAGGTAGAGAACCTTACTATATCGCTCTGAACGACTCATACGGTCAGAGAAATGGTCAGTTTGTCAAGGTATGGTTGAAGCCAGGAGAGGTGGAAACCATAGACGGTGAGAAGAAGTTTGCAGGCAAAGACTTGTGGACGGAAAAGCAGGCTTGGCACAGCGAGGAAGGCTTCTCTGTTGTTCGTACGGAATACAATGGTGATGCTATTCTCAAAGAGAAAGCAGAAGCAGAAAAGAAAGCCCAGCCTTCAAAGACCGATGAAGCTCCTAAAAGCGAGCCAAAGGATAGTGGCAACAAGCTGGTGACCGATGAACGCTATGCAGAGTTGAAGGCTCGTATGCGCAAGAAGTTGGGACAGCTTAATGTTGGCGTAGACCCCGAAATGCTTGCAATCGGTACTGAAATGGCTGTTTACCATATCGAGAAGGGCGCACGCAAGTTTACCGAGTATGCCAAAGCAATGATTGAGGATTTGGGTGATGCAATTCGCCCATACCTCAAAGCCTTCTACAATGGTGCCCGAGACCTACCAGAGGTTGAAGCCAATGGCTGGAGTGAAGAGCTTACCCCATACGACGAGGTTCGCACAATAGACATTGCCAACTTCGACAAGCCTTCTGTTGATGCAATGGCAACAGCAGAAATGGTAGTCAAGGAGCAGGAGGCAGAGCAGCAAGCAGAAGAAACAAAGAAACAGATTAGTGAAACACGAAACAAAAACAGAAATGAAACCAAACAGCAAACAGCAGCAGATACGCAAGCTATTACAAGCGAAGCAACAGCTATTGCAAGCGAAACAGAAAGCGTTATCCGCACTGGAGAAGAGAACGCCATCAACGAGCAAGTAGGCAAGATAGACGAAGCTCTTGATAAAGTAAATAACCAACTCGCCTTACTTGGCTACTATGAGGCCGACGAAGAGGAAAAGGATTACAACGAGGCAACGGGCTATATGCGTAATGCTGAACGTAAGGCAGTAAAGGACGCAGGTAACCTTGCAAGTCGTTTGATAGATGATCTTGGACTCGACCGCTTTGAAGCTACCCACTCTGATAAGACTGACAAGAAGGGCAATCGCAAAACTAAGCCCCTTGCATCGGCAAATATAGCTCCTGTGGGTGGTGACGTTTCAATTCGCCTTCCTTTGGAAGAAGGACGTGAGTTGTATTTGACAATTGGACTTGAACCAAGAGCAGCAAAGGGTGTCGAAGGATATGAAGGTAGTAATCTTGAAGTAACTCGCATCGTGTATCGTGTTGAAAACCCTAATGGTACAGAACGATATGGAAACAACAAGTGGGTTGCAGAAGACATTACTTATGCCGACTTATTGAAAGACATCCAGTACGAGGCTCGTGATTATCTTCCAAAGCGTAACGACACTACTGCTAAAAAGCCAAAGGCATCGAAGAAAGTTAAACAAGAACCGCAGATAGGCGATTTGTTTGCAAGTCTGTCTGATAACAATGTTGAAAGCAATGAAGAAACTAACGTACAAGCTCGCTCCTCTAAAGAAGGGGGAGACGGACAACAACGCCAGCAGGATGCGCAGATGGGAGGAAGCGCAGGGAATGAAGCTGAAAGAATTGACGGACGAGGAATGGGTGGACGTGATTCACGTAATACTGAGTCTGACGGAACAGGAAGCAAGGGATTATCTCGACCATCTGAGAGCAAGCAAGGTGTAACGCCTGCTGAGAAGAAGAACGTGAACAACAACCATGCGGAACGTGGCAAGGACTATGCTCCAAAGGGTGCAGATGCTCGTATAGATGCGAACATCAAAGCCATTGAGTTAATGCAGAAACTGATGCAGGAAGGCAAGCAAGCCACACCTGCCCAGATGAAAGTGTTGCGTCAGTTCAGCGGTTGGGGTGGTCTTGGCAAGGCATTCGTCGAGAAAGACGATTGGAGCAATCCTACCGCCAAGCGTTTGAAAGAGCTGCTTGGGGAAGAAGCCTACGCACAAGCCGAGATGAGCCGCAATAGTGCCTACTACACTCCTGCAAGTGTCATTGATACGATGTGGGATATAGCCCGAGCTTTAGGTTTCAAGGGCGGCAAGGTGCTTGAAGGTTCTGCAGGTATCGGTAACATCATTGGTGCCATGCCTACCGACATGAGCGAGCGCAGCAATATTCAAGCAGTGGAGACAGACGAGACAACTGGCAACATACTGTCATTGCTCTATCCCGATACAAAGGTTGATGTGCAAGGCTTCGAGGCGACAAGAGTCCCTAATGGTAGTGTTGATTTAGCAATCACCAATGTGCCGTTTGTCACTGGACTCCATGTAAGCGACGAGACTGGCGACAACGACCTTTCAAAGAAGTTCCGTGACATTCACGACTTCTGCATTGCCAAGAACGTGCGCAAGCTCCGTGAAGGAGGTATTGGTATCTTCATCACCTCTAATGGTACACTCGACAGCAGTCAGAAACTTCGCAACTGGCTTGTGAACGAAGGCAATGCCGATGTTATAGGTGCCTTCCGTCTGAACAACCAGACGTTTGGCGGTACTGGTGCCACCTCTGACATCATCGTCATTCGTAAGCGAGTGAACGGCAAGAAGTCTGCTAATGCCATTGATGTAAGCACCGTGAGCGCAGAGCGTGCCGCCACCTTTGAAGACCCTAAGACCGATAAGGAACGCACCGTATCAATGGACTACAACAAGTATTTCATTGAGCATCCCGAATGTATGGCAGGTGAAATGCGCTTCGGTTTCGAGAACAAAGACTTCTACCGTCCGACGAGTAAGGCACTCTACCCAGTGAAGGGCAAGAACCAAAATGAAATGCTTGCAGCATGGATGAAGACCTTTGAGGGTATGAAGGAAGATGCAGTTAGCGAGACAACTCCTGCATCATCCGAGTCAGTGTATGAAGACCTTGGGGATGATGTGAAGGAAGGTTCACTCGTTCTTGACAAGGACGACAAGCTCTGTATTGCCCAATACGGCAAAGCCGTGCCTCTTGCAGTCAATGCCAACAAGGTAAAGGGTACTACGAAGGCAGAATGTTTCCGCAGGTACCAGGCAATCAAGGGCGCACTTGCAGATGTACTCTCCTATCAGACCGAGAACGAGAGTGACAATGGTCTGCAGCCGTTGCTTGATAAGTTGAACGATGCCTTTGACAACTTCGTTAAGACCTACGGACACTTGCATAAGAACACAAGTATATCGTTTTTGAAGAATGACGTAGACTTCCCGACAATCCTTGCATTGGAGAAATACAGCGAGGTTGGCGACAAGAACGGCAAGAAGGTTGAGAAGTATGACAAGACCGACATCTTCAGCCAGCGTGTCGTTGAGAAGGAGAAGGCTCCCGACCCAAAGAACGTGAAGGACGGCATCATTGCCAGCATCTACCAATATGGACGCATTGATGTTCCTTATATTGCCGACAAGTTAGGCAAGAGTGAGGAAGACGTGAAGAAAGAAATCATAGAGAAAGGCTTAGGCTATGAGAACCCTGCCACCATGCAGATGGAGGTGTCGTATGAATACCTAAGTGGAAGCGTGCGTGAGAAGCTGAAACAAGCAGAAGAAGCCAATACCGACGGCAAGTATTCTGCCAACGTCGAAGCATTGCGCAAGGTAATTCCTATGGATATTCCTTCTCACTTGATAGAGTTCACTTTGGGTAGCTCATGGGTAGATCCAAAGTTATACACAGACTATATCAAGGAGCGTACCGACGTAGATGTTCAGCTCACCAATGTAGGCGGTACATGGTTTATGAAGACCCCATACTACACCAGCTACGAGAAGAACAAGGCTATGGGCGTTCGTGGACAGGTGGTGCAGAAGCTAATACTTGGCACAGACCTTATAGAAGCAGCGTTGCAGAACAAGACTATCACTGTCAGCGAGACACATACTGTTGGCTATGGTTCCAGCAAGACAACTGAAACTATTACTGACAAGGAGGCAACACAGGCATGTTCCGCAAAGATAGACGAGATAAGAGCCGACTTCAAGGAGTGGGCACGTCAGAAGATGCAGAACGATGCCGACATGTCGGAACGCATAGAGCGCACCTACAACGAGCAGTTCAACAACTACGTTCCTCTTACCATCAGCGACGAGTTTGTTCCAGAGTATTTCGGTGGTGCCAACCATAAGTTCAAGATGCGCCCTCACCAGGCGAAGGCTATCATCCGTGGTACGATGCAGCCGTTGTTGCTTGCCCATGAGGTGGGCACTGGCAAGACGTTCACCCTCATCAGCACAGCAATGGAGATGCGCAGACTCGGCACAGCCAAGAAGCCAATGATTGTTGTTCAGAACGCTACCGTTGGTCAGTTCGTGGCAAGTGCAAAGGAGCTATACCCTAATGCAAAGGTGCTCACATTGGAAGACAAAGACCGAGACAAGGAAGGCAGAAAGAATTTCTACGCCAAAATCAAGTACAACGATTGGGACATGATTGTTGTACCCCAATCGGTATTTGAGCGCATCCCCGATAGTGAGGAACGTCAGATGCGTTTCATCCAAGACAAGATAGATGAGAAGATGATGGTGTTGGAGCAGATGCGTGAAGCCGACTCCGACAATGACAGAAATCCGATCATCCGTCAAGCCGAGAAGGAAATCGAGAAATGCAAGGACGAAATGGGAGCCTTAGCAGAGGCGTTAGCAGGTAAGCGTAAGCAGCGAGACGGCAAGAAAGAAGCCGTTGCAAAGCAGAACGCATCCGTAAAGGCAAAGGAAATGCTTGACCGTCAGACCGACGATGTGGAAGACTTTGACGATATGGGCATTGATGCCCTTCTCGTTGATGAGGCTCACGAATACAAGCATCTTGGTTTCGCTACAGCCATGCAGCGAGGAGTGAAAGGTATCGACCCCTCGTTCTCAAAGAAGTCGCAAGGCGTGTATCTGAAGACCCAAGCCGTACTGGAGAAGAACAATGGACGTAATGTTATCTTCGCTACTGGTACACCTATCAGTAACACAGCAGCCGAGATATGGACGTTCATGCGTTACTTGATGCCAGCCGACACAATGAAGGCATACGACATCTACTACTTCGACGACTTTGTGCGCAACTTTGGTAATCTGACACAGATGCTGGAGTTCAAAACCAATGCAAAGTTCCAAGAAGTAAACCGTTTTGCAGGTTATGTGAACCTTCCCGAGTTAGTTCGCATCTGGTCGAGCGTTGCTGATACCGTGCGCACTGATGAAGCAAAAGCCGTAAAGGACAATGTTCCCGACATTGAAGGTGGACAGGCGCAGGACATCTATCTTCCTCAGACTCGTGCTCTACGCAGCATCATGAAGTTTGTAAAGGAGCAACTCAACGAGTACGACAAGATGAGTGGCAAGGAGAAGAAGGAGAACAGCCATATTCCTTTGACCATGTACGGCATAGCCAAAGCAGCAGCCGTTGATGCTCGTCTTGTTATGGCAGATGCCGAGGATGATAAGAACAGCAAGACCAATGAAGCCGTGCGTCAGACCTTACGCTCTCTCAAAGAGACCGCCAAATATAACGGCACCGTTGCTCTGTTTGCCGACAACTATCAGAACAAGCACAGTGGTTTCAACCTCTACGAGGACATCAGAAAGAAACTGATTGAGCAAGGTGTGCCAGCCGAGCAGGTGGTAATCATCCGTTCTGGTATGTCTATCAAGAAGAAGCAGGAAATCTTCGACAAGGTGAACCGTGGCGAAATCCGTGTGATTATGGGTAGTACCTTCACACTTGGTACAGGCGTGAATATTCAAGAGCGTTTGCACACCCTCATACACTTGGATGCACCAAACCGTCCAATGGACTACACTCAGCGCAATGGTCGAATAGCACGTCAAGGCAACCTGCATAAGGTAATGGGTATTCCAATCCGCATCTTGCGTTTCGGTGTGCAGGACTCACTCGACGTTACCGCATATCAGCGACTGAAGACTAAGGGAGCCATTGCCGACTCAATCATGAAGGGCAAGTCAATGTTGCAGAACAGCATGGAAGATCGTAGCATGGAGGAGGATGAAGACGTATTCGGTGACACCGTAGCACAGCTTTCGGGTAGCCAGTATGCAATGCTGAAGAACCAAGCCGAGCGTGAGGTTCGCAAGTATGAGAGCAAGAAGAAGCAATGGGAAGCCGACCAGACCTACGTCCACAATGCTATTCCTCGTATCAATCGAGAGATTGAGCGTGCTGAAGAAAGAGCAGCTACCGCCCAACAGCAGTTGGATGCCATTGCAGCCGCCTTCGGTGAAAATGCGACACCTGCAATCAAGGTAGGCAAGAAGACCTATGCAGACATCAATGCAATGTCAGACCTTTTTGTCGACCTCAATAAAAAGGTAAACGAGACAGCCGAAGAAATGCGTAAGTCGAGTGGCGAAGATATGCGCACACGCAAGGTAGATGTTCAGATTGGCAATGTCACCTTCACTATAACCACCACCCAGAAGAAGGAGTTGGTGAACCATTATGGTGCAGTGGACACTAAGATTTCACGCAGCATCACCTATTCGTGCCCCGAACTTGGTTTGGAAAACGAGAAAGGCGGTGCTTGGTTCAAGAACGCCATCGAGGACATCTTCGAGAACGTGGTTAGTGGTGACAGCTTCCGAGAAGAGCTAACCCGAAACACCAACTTGGCAGAACGTATGAAAGGCGAGCTGGAGCAGGTGAAGAGCCGTGAAGGACAGCCCTTCCAGTATGACAAGGAACTATCCGAGGCATACGAACATCTTGAAGAGTACACCGAGCTTATGAAGAAGGAACTCGAAGAGAAGGAGCAGAAGTATGCCGAAATGGATAGCGAGGTAGAAGCAGCTACTGGAGTGACAGAGGCAGACGAAGCAGACGAGGACACGGACGATGACAAGCGTTTCCGTGACTCGTTGCCCGATGCAACAGCAGAGGATAAAGACCTCCGCTATTCACTCCGTGAGCAGACCGCCCCGAAACACACGAAGACCGCCTATGCCGTGTTCATCGTAAAGCAGCATGAGGATGGCAGCGTAACCCTTCATCCAAAGATGATAGCAGACGAGGCAGTTGGCGCCCCACCTCACACTTGGCTCAATGCCGACACTGGCAAGATAAAGCGAGACAAGCAAGGCGAGCCAATTCAGAACACAAGAGGCAGAGTGAGCGTGCGAGACGCAAAGGGCGCACCCCTTGCATGGAGACCAGGCAAGCACCTTGCCGCCTATCCTAACGCATCGCAGTTTGCCGTAGAAGGCGACACAAAGGGAGTTCGTGACCGTCTTCCCGATAACGTAGTGTTCTTCGAGGTGGAATATGCAGCCGACCGAGACTATCAGTTGGAAGCATGGGAGTATGGTGTGAATGGAAATGGTAAGTATGAGCACAGCCAAGCAGGACTACCTTACATACCGAAGGACGGTTATTACATCTACCGCACCAATGCCAACCCGAACATTCCTGCCATGATCATCACTGGAGCCTACCGTGTGAAGCGTGCCCTTACCGATGAGGAAGCGAAGAAACTCAACCAAGAAGCAGGTGGTGACTGGTACGACAGAAAGAGTGGTGAGCCAATGTCAGCAGAACGTCTGAAAGAGTTGGGGCTTGACGAGGCAGGCTTGCAGCGTAAGGCAGAGACCTTCGACTACAACGAACTGGAGCCAGCTCATGACGAAAGTTCGGTAGCCATGTCAATGCCTGGTTATGTTCGTAGAGACCTCGACTTTACCGACAAGAACCTTCTGAAAGCAATCAAGGAGAACAAGCAGGACGCAAGTTACTACCAGAGTCTCTATCAACAGCAGAAGAAGAACGAGCTTCAGCGAGAGCAGACCGCCTTTGAAGACGGACAAGTTCTTCCTATCGAATTGGACTGGAGAAATGGAGGTTATAAGGTAGAAGGACTGAACGCAATCTTTGCCAACAAGGACAGACTTTTAGATGCTTTCCGTACCAAGTATGAGAGCTATGTCGCCACCATGACAAGTGACGGCAACAGTATAGAGGTTAGTCCGTGGCGCAGTGTACTTGCCGAGACCAAGAAACCACGTCGTAGAAACGGTAAGCCTACCAAAAAAGAGCAAGCAAAAGCCGCCTTCATAGAACGTGAGACACGCAGAGCCGTGGAAAGCGTGAGTGATGTGGCAAGAAAACTTGGCTTGAATGTGGAGGTGAAGACCGACACCGAGGGACTTACTGGCAGACGTGCTCGAGCTAAAGGCTGGTATGATACGAAGACAGGCAAGATAGTAATCATCCTTCCTAACCATACAAGCGGACAGGACGTTATGCGCACCATCCTGCATGAGGGTGTAGCACACCACGGACTCCGTGAGTTGTTTGGCGAGGACTTTGACACATTCTTGGAGAATGTCTATAACAACGCCAGCAAGGAGATACGAGAAGCAATCAACAGACTTGCTGCCAAGAACGACTGGGACTTCAAGGTTGCAACCGAGGAGTATCTTGCAGGCATGGCAGAAGACACGAACTTTGACCGTGCGGAATATCAGAGTTGGTGGGGCAAGATAAAGTTCCTCTTCCTCGATATGCTTAGAAAGGCAGGACTCGTTCTTAACAAAACCCTTACTGATGCCGACCTTCGCTATATTTTGTGGCGCAGCTATGAGAACTTGAAGGAGCCAGGCAGGTATCGTAGTATTCTTGGCGAAGCAGAAGACATAAGCAAGCAAATGGACTTGAAGGTTGGAAACTTCGCAGAGACTGATAATTCCGCAGCTTCGGTAGCCGATGGTGACAGCTATATGTATCGTGACGGTGATGTAATGGACGAGCGAGACCGAGCCATTGTGCGAGACCGTTACGAGCGTACCATACAAAGCGGTATGTATCAGTTCCGTGAAGCCGTGCAGGACAGTATGTTGTCATTGCGCAGACTGATGGAGCACATTGCAGAAGCCACTGGTGAGAAGGTTAAGGATTTCGAGAACGCTTACATGGCAGAGAACGCCTTAAGTTCAAAGAACCATGCCGAGCAGGACATCTACGGCAAGTTGCTGTTTAACCCTATGCTTGACGAGATACACAACCTTGCAAAGGAGAACAGCAGCCGTGACGAGGTTACCCAGTACATGATGGCAAAGCACGGATTGGAACGTAACGAGGTCATGGCACGACGAGCCGCAGAGCAGACAGCAATGGACGAGTTAGGCAAGGACTTGCAAGCAGCCGAGCGAGCCGTACAGAACGACCCACTTGACCAAGACGCACTCGATACCCTTGATGATGTGAAGCAGCGCATGCAAGACCGAGTAGACGAGCTGTATAATGAGAACCGTGAACGTGACTATGGCGGTATCACTGGACTCATGGGCGAAGACGACCTTGCAACAGCCGAGTCGTTAGCCAAGCAGTTTGTCAGCACCTTTGAAGGCGACCACGATGTAGACCAACTCTGGGGAAGAGTAAACGCTTGCACCAAAGCTACATTGGAGAAGACCTACAAAGCAGGCTTGCTAAGTAAGGCAGGCTTCGATGAAATCAACAGCATGTACGAATACTACATACCGTTGCGAGGCTTCGACGCTACCACCAGTGACGAGGTGTATAGCTATCTGACACATGAGAAGAGTGGTTTCAGCAGTCCATTGAAAAAGGCAGAAGGACGTAAGAGCATAGCTGACGACCCAATAGCGACCATTGCAAACATGGCAGATTGTGCCATTGTGCAGGGCAATCGCAATATGATGAAGCAGAAGTTCTTGAAGTTCGCCATGAACCATCCGAGCGATGCTGTCAGCGTAAACAAGATGTGGCTCCGCTACGATGATGTGCAAGACCAATGGGAAGCCGTAACCGCCAACATCGACGAGAACGATAGTGCAGACGATGTACTTGCAAAGACCGAAGCCTTCGAGGAGCAGATGCGCCAGCTTGCAGAGTCAGACCCCGACCATTACAAGCGAGGCAAGGATGCAGCCAACATACCTTACATTGCACTTGGCAAGAACCTCAACGAACACCAAGTTCATGTGAAAATGGGAGGAGAGGATTATATCTTAACCATCAATGGTAGTCCGAGAGTGGCGCAAGCCCTCAACGGACTTACCAATCCCGACAACGAGAACACAGGTGCCGTTGGTGCAATCTTGAAGATGGGCGAATATGTGAACCGTCAGATGTCAGCCTTCTATACGACTCGCAACCCCGAGTTCGTGTTGAGTAACTTCCTTCGTGATGCGATGTATGCCAACAGCACCATGTGGGTAAGAGAAACACCGAATTACGCCATCAAGTTCAACAAGAACTTCTTGAAGTGCAATCCTGCTATGCTCTATAAGCTATTGCAGAAGCACAACAGCGGAACACTTGACATGAACAACGAAATGGAGCGAGCTTTCCACCAGTTCATGATGAATGGTGGTGAGACAGGCTACACCGTAGTTAAGGACATCGAGAAGCAGAAGAAGCTCATCAAGAAGTATGTGCGCATGAAGGATGCAAGCATCCCTGCCGAAGCAGCATGGAAATTTCTTGGTGACAAGCTGGACGACATCAACCGCAGCGTAGAGAACTGTGCTCGTTTTGCCGCCTATCTTACCAGTCGCCAAATGGGACGCAGTGTAGAGCGTAGCGTGTGGGATGCAAAAGAAGTGAGTGTGAACTTCAACAAGAAGGGCGCAGGCAGTACGTTCTTGGGCAAGACTGGTCAGACAAAGTTCGGTAATTTTGGAGCCTTCACAAGCGGAATAGGACGCAGCTTCTATGTATTCTGGAACGCAGCCGTACAGGGTACGACCAACTTTGCGAGTCTTCACAAGCACCATACCGCCAAAGCCCTTGCAATGGATGCAGGTTTGTTCCTTCTTGGTGCCATGCTTGCAGGCATTGGTGGTGGTGACGATGATGATTACTGGAACCTACCTTCGTATGTTCGTCGTAGCAACATCTGCTTCAAGATACCAGGCACAAAGAGCTTCTGCAGTATTCCTCTTGGCATCGAGCAACGAGCCATCTACGGACTTGGAGAGCTATTTAGCAGCTTAGCCAGTGGCAAGGAGCGTATGAGTGGCAAGGAGATAGCCAAAGAAATAGCAGGCTCAATGTCTTCAATGCTACCTCTCGACCTTATGGAGAGCGATGGTGATATGAGTTGGTCAACCGTTTCACCTTCATACGTCAAGCCATTTGTTGAAAACGCCAACAACAAAGACTGGAAGGGAATGCCAATCTACCGCAAGACTCCTTACAACGAGGAAGATCCCGAATGGACAAAGGCAAGTAAGCGTACCAATCAGTTAGTAGTTGATTTCTCAAAGTGGTGCAACGAGGTTACTGGAGGCGACGATGTGAAGCGAGGTTGGGCAAACTGGAACCCTTCTAAGTTGGAACATTTATTTGAAGGAGTCTTCGGTGGAATATCCACCACCGCCAACAAGATGGTTAAGGCAGGCGAGATGGTTGCAGGAAAGCAAGATTTCGACTGGAGCAACATCCTCTTGGCAAGCCGTGTTATCAAGAGTGGCGACGAGAATGCCGCAGCCAAGCGATATAATGCCGAGTACTGGAAGTATTGCGGAGAGTATCGTGAGACCAAGCGACTTGTAGACCACTACGAGAACCAAGACTCAGAAGGTATCATTGGTGCAGCCGAGAAACTTGACTTCATGTATAACTCACCCGAATACGGACGTTACGAGATTGTGGACGAGTATTACTACGATGTGAAGGAACTCAGCGACGAACTTAAAGAGACCACAGACGACCAAGAGCGTAAGGAACTCGAAGCGGAAATAAACACTCTGAAGCAAGAAATGGTAATGCGCATCCGAGCCTTTGACGATGCGAGAAAGAAGTAAGCGTAAATAAATAAAAAGCGTGTGTGACATTGGTGTTGTATATTTGCACACCAATGTTCACACACTCATAAAACAAATAGTTATGACGGAAAGACTTTTACCTATGAGCCGTATCCGAGCACAAATCCCGACCCTTGATACGGTGGCATACTCAAAGGCTCACAATAGCGGTAGAGCATTTGAGATACTTGCGGAGGCGCAGATGTACTGGAATAACATGTACCTCTTCCGCAAGGACAGAGAGCGCAACAAGCGTTACTGTTATGGCGACCAATGGAAAGACCGCATCAAGGTTGACGGAGAATGGATGACCGAGGAGGAGTATATCAAGCAGCAAGGCAACGTTCCTTTGAAGAATAACCTCATCCGCAGACTTGTCAATACCGTGCTTGGTGTATATCGTCAGCAAGCAAAGGAGCCAATCTGTACAGCTCGTGACCGTGACGAGCAGAAACTTGGCGAGACAATGAGTACAATACTCCAGTGCAACATGCAGTTGAACCGCATGTCGGACGTGTATGCTCGTACAATGGAGGAGTATCTTATAAGCGGTCTTGCCGTTCATCGTAAATGGTTTGGTTGGCGTAATGACAAGTTGGACTGTTGGACAGACTATGTTCAGCCCAACAACTTCTTCATAGACTCAAACATGCGTGATTTCCGAGGTTGGGACTGCAACTTCATTGGTGAGGTGCATGATATGAGTTACGAGACGCTTCTACAGAAATATGCAGAAAGCCCAGCCGACGTTGAGCGACTTAAAAACATATACTCATGGTGCCATGACCGCCATTTGTTTCAGTCGTATATGCAGAACTTCGGTTACAGCTCAATAAAGAACCTCGACTTCTTTGTTTGCAGCGACAACACACGATGCCGTGTAATCGAGGTATGGCGTAAAGAGAGCAAGCCACGTTACAGTTGTCACGATCCAAACAATGGCGACGTATATAAGATTGACGTTGAGGACTATCACGATATGGTGGAAGTTGTCAATAACGACCGTATGAGACGTGGACTTGAGCAAGGCATGAACATTGACGACATTCCGCTTATCAAAGCCAAGTGGTTTATGGACGATTACTGGTACTACTACCACTTGACCCCGACAGGCGAGATACTTAGGGAAGGTGAAACTCCATACGAGCACAAGAGCCACCCTTACATCTTCAAGGCATACCCATACATCGACGGAGAGATACACAGTTTTGTGAGCGATGTCATAGACCAACAGCGTTACACCAACCGTCTCATCACTCTATACGACTGGATTATGCGTGCGAGTGCTAAGGGTGTGTTGCTGTTCCCCGAAGATTGTCTTCCTAAAGGCATGGACATTAATGATATTGCTGACGAGTGGAGCCGCTTCAATGGTGTTATTGCTCTTAAAAAGGGTTCAAAAGCTATTCCGCAGCAGATTGCCAACAATTCTACGAACATCGGCATCACCGAATTGCTGAACTTGCAACTAAAGTTCTTCGAGGAGATAAGCGGAGTGAACGGAGCTTTGCAGGGCAAACCAGGCATGAGTGGCATGAGTGCTTCGCTGTACTCACAGCAGACACAGAACGCCACCACCTCGTTGCTTGACCTCTTAGAGTCGTTCAGTCAGTTTATTATTGACGCAGCCTATAAGGATGTGAAGAACATACAGCAGTATTACGACTCGAAGCGTGTGTTCAATATATCTGGCAGAAGTGGCACACAGATAGAGTACGACCCGAAGAAGATTAGAGACATCGAGTTTGACTTGTCAATCGTCGAGAGCACCAGCACACCTGCCTACCGCATGATGGCAAACGACTTCCTTATGGAGATTTGGCGCAGCAACCAAATCAGCTTGCAGCAGTTGCTTGAACATGGCGACTTCCCATTTGCCGACGAGTTGTTGCAGAGCCTCAACAGTCAGCAGGAGCAGTTGGAGAATGGTCAGACCCCAGAGGCATTGTCACCAGAGATTATGAAACAAGCACAGCAGGGTGCAAACATGGATGCCGTAAACAAGGCATGGGGCATGTTGCGTCATGCTGCATAATATATGAACTATCAATCTTCCATATCTATGATAGCAAAGGACACAAAGACAAGAGGAGAGGCTGCATCCGTTCGCAATGCAGCCGCCCTTGTCGTGTCTGAAAACGTAGCCAAGCTAATAGCGTTGAACCGTATGCGCAATGCCGAGATACGTTCCAAGTTCAACCCTATCACTGGTGAGGGCAGCATAGGCGAAAGGAAGAAAATAGAGATAGAAGATTTCCCCTTTCCTGTTCAGTACGTTCCTTTGTCGATGCTAAAGGTGCCACTTGTGCAGCAGCTCTTAGAGGCAGGAAGCATCCGTAAATTCTTGGAGGACTACATGAATGTGGAGTATTCCGAGGAAGACAAGGAAAAGGTAATAGAGCAATTTGTTCGGCTTCGAGCGAAGCACGACTTCGCATTTTGGGCTGCAATGTACGTTTTCATCAAACAAAAAGGAGGTGGTGAGGACGTACATTTTCGTTTGAACCGACCGCAGCGCAAGTTGATAATGCGCTTTGAGCGTCGCAGATTGCAGGGCAAACCAATCCGTCTAATCCTTCTGAAAGCACGTCAGTGGGGAGGCAGTACCGCCACGCAGATATACATGGCGTGGTTACAGCTCGTACATAAGGTAGGTTTGAACAGCCTTATTGTCGGTCATGTGAAAGATGCCTCTACCGAGGTGAAGGACATGTTCGACAAGCTCATCAAGGAGTATCCTGTAAGTATGCTCTATGAGATGGGCGAAGCCTACAACGAGACAGAACCCAAGATAGTAGGTGTAGGACAGAGTGGTAACATACACCGTATTCCTCAAAGGAACTGCAAAATAAAGGTAGGCACAGCCGAGAAGCCGAACTCTGCCCGAGGTGGCGACTACAACCTTGTACATTGTACCGAGGTTGGTCTATGGGTAACGACAGATGGTAAGACCCCCGAGCAGATTGTGCGTTCGGCTTGCTCTGGTATTCTGTTGAAGCCATACACAATGATTGTGTACGAGTCGACAGCAAACGGTACTGGCAACTTCTTCCAACGAGAGTATGATGCAGCGAAGAACAACAAATCACAGTTTGAGGCTCTGTTTATCTCCTGGTTTGAGATTGAGCAGTATTCGGCTCCCATTGACGACATCAATGCTTTTGCCACCAAGCTATGGGAGAACCGCAACAATGCCAACGCAGCCAGTGACCGTGAGGAGAGCGGCAAATATCTATGGTGGTTGTGGGAGCAGGGCGCAACCCTCGAAGCTATCAATTGGTACATATTGGAGCGCAGCAAGTACACAGATCATGGCGACATGGCGAGTGAGTACCCCAGTGATGATGTTGAAGCCTTTGTCCATAGTGGAGCAAGAGTGTTCGACAAATACAATGTTGAGAAGTTCAAGAAATGCTGCAAGGCACCAAAGTATGTTGGTGACGTGTATGCCGATGGCGACGAAGGCGAGGACGCACTTAGCAACCTCCGCTTCAAAGAAGACAAGCAAGGCTTGTTGTGGGTATGGTCAAAGCCAGATGTTGATGATAAAGAAGAAGTCACCGACCGCTATCTTGTTGTTGTGGATATTGGCGGTAGAGGTAAGAAAGCCGACTGGAGTGTAATCGTAGTGTTTGACCGTCTTAACCAAATGGAAGGCGGCAAGCCAGTAGTAGTAGCACAATGGTACGGACACATAGACATGGATATGTTGGCGTGGAAGGCAGCGCAGATAGCAGCCTTCTATGACAACGCCCTGCTTGTGATAGAAAGTAATACGCTCGAGACCCACGACAAGGAGCGACAAGTGGACGGTGATATGTCTGGCTATATCCTCAACCAAATAAAGGACGTATATAGTAACCTCTATGCCCGTAAGCAGAGCGACGAAGAGATACAAGAAGGCGAGCCAAAGAAATATGGCTTCCATACCAACGTTGCTACAAAGCCGAAAATCATCAGTACGCTTGTTAAGGTTATCCGTGAGCAGTTGTATGTGGAACGAGACTCACGCTGTCTTGACGAGTATCTATGCTACGAGAAGAAAAAGAACGGAGCCTTTGGTGCCATCACTGGCAAGCATGACGACTTGTTAATGACACGAGCCATTGGTTTGCATATCAGCTTCTACGAAATGGAGGTTCCGACCATTGTTCCAAGAGTGAAGCGAATGGCAGTGAAGCGCAAGCGAGCCATAAGTGCAGCAACAATATAAACGGCAGAAGGGGAAATACCTCCTGCCGTTTTATATGCTGTTGAACATGTGTCGCAATCGTTTTTTGTTTTTCTCGTAGAAGCGACGCTTAATCTTAGTGACAATAACCCGAGCCGAGTCTGGTGTAAGATAGAATTGTGGAGCAGGCTGACCAACCACTTGGAAGACTATTTCCGAAAGCGGTTTGTTAGGTTGCTCCTTTTTTATGCTGCAAACCCTTCTGTAAATTTCAAGGTACATTTCCCTTGTTGTAGGTCTCATCTTATGCAACGAGTCGCCACGCATCATCTTTCCAATGACGATGCACGCCCTTTCCTCGCTAACCCAAAATCTTGATGCAGGCATGAGTACCACCTTAGTGAAAATTTCAGAAAGCACGATAGTGTCGCATATCGCAATTTGTTCACGATATGCACGCATGAGGTCTTTATCACGTTCCTCTTCATACTCAAATTTACTTCCTTTATGTTTCATTATTAAGTTTCCACCGATGCGGTAAAGTAAGTTGTTTCAGATTGTTATTGCAGCCACTTGACAGTTCAAGTGTATAGACAAAGTTAATGTTTTGTGCTGAAATAAATAAAAGTAATGAACGCCTAAACCATGTTATTTTTGCATCAATAATCATCGAAAAATCAAAGCAAATATGGAAAAGGTTGAAAATAGCCAAGTTAAAAGCAAGCGTGACCAATTCAAGGAGCGCATGAAAGGCAAGTACCCCGACCGTGACTTCGACGACGACGAAGTATTCTTCGGTCAAATCAACGATGATTACGATGATTACGACAAGCAGTTGTCGGGGTACAAGGAGCGTGAGGGCAAGTTCAGTGATATGTTCAGCAGCGACCCTCGTAGTGCTAAATTCCTCATGAACTGGAAGGACGGCAAAGACCCAGCCGTAGAACTCGTCCGCCAGTTTGGTACTGACATTGCCGATGCAATCAACGACCCCGACCGCCAAGAGGAGATTGCCGACGCCAACAAAGAGTTTGTTGAACGTGTCGCCAAAGAGAAGGAACTTGACGGCATCTACCAGAAGAATCTTGAAGAGAGTTTGAAGGTAATTTCCGACTATCAGCAGCAGAACGGACTCAGCGACGAGCAGGTAGACGGAGCAATGGAGTTTCTCATTGGCATTACTCGTGATGCTGTCATGGGCAAGTTCACAGCCGAGACCATTGGTATGGCAATGAAGGCACTGAACTACGACACGGCTGTTGAAGAGGCTAATCACGAAGGCGAAGTGAGAGGCAAGAACACCAAGATTGAGGAGAAGTTGCGCAAGCGACAAAAGGGTGACGGCATTCCTAACCTCAACAGTGGCAAGGGAAGTGGCGCAACTACCAAGCGTTCAAACCGTGGCATCTTCGGTCTTGCAGAGGAAGCCAAGTAGTAAAGCGAGTAAGTAATTATAATTCAAATCTATTAAAATTGTTAAAACTATGGCAGAAGAAGTAAGCGTAGCAACAGGCACCGTAGCCGTAGGTACTGGCACGGCAGGTTTGCAGACCCAGGCAGGTGGCGCACCTGCAACCGTATCGAGTGCAGCCGAAGCAACAGGCGGTATTGATGGCGGTAACTTTGTAGAGGTAGACATCGACGATGAACTTTTTAAGTTCAATTCGGACGACACCCCTCTTATGAACCTCATGCTCAAAGCAAAGAAAGTCAAGATTGACTCTCCCGAGGTAGACCACTTTATGATTGACGAGCCACGCAGCTCTGTAACCACAACCGAAAAACTTGCCGCCACTACTGGCAATACAGGCATCCTTCCGTTTAGCGCAGAAGACCAGAACATTCCACGCCCATACGGCACCTTGCTTGTGGAAGGCGTAGACGGTTATGCAGAAGACGGTAAGACAAAGACCGTAGGCAAGCCTCTGCAGTTGTTCGTTGTGGGTCACGATGCAGCCAGTGGCAACCCCATTGTGCGTGCCGTGAACGGTACGAAGGCACAGCCCACTGACGAGTATTGTAAGATACCCGAAATCCCAGCAGGCACCGTATGTACCATCCTTTCTAACGCTCTCTATGAGACACAGAAAGAAGTAGACCCCGACCTCATTGTTCCTCAGCCCAGTCGAGTATATCTCCAGAAGCGAGGCATGAACCAGATTGTATCTGACTACTTCGACTCTCAGAAGAAGCGCATTCCATTCACAAAGGCATTGATTGCCGAGCAAGCTATTGCGAACTTCAAGGTTCGTGGCAATCGTACCCTTTGGGCAGGTCGCAAGGGCAAGTTCAAGGTGAACGTTCCGAAGTTGGGTATGCAGTATATCTACTTCACCGAGGGCGTGCGTTGGCAGTTCAAGCGTGAGTTGCAGCACAAGGGCAAGTGGACATACGAGAAGTTCATCGCTCTTGCCAAGATGTTCTTCACTGGCGAGGACGTTCCTAAGACCGCCCTTCTCCTTTCAGGCAAGAACCTGCTTGAGGAAATCCAGTGCATCGACTTCTCTAAGCATCCCGAGGTAAACATCACGGTAAAGACCAACAAACTTGGTTGGGAGATTACCAATATCCACACCGTGTTTGGTGACATCGAGATTAAGCGTGAGCCGACCCTTGACCGTCTTGGCTGGAGTAACAGCGGTGCATTGATTGGCGAGGATCGTCTTGTACACTATCAGCGTACAACCGAGCACAGCTTCACCGACCGTGTAGACGGTGAGGAGGCAACACGTACTGGTGTACTCGTTTGGGATGCTCTTGCACTGAAGGGTAGCTGCCACATCTGGATTGACGGTGAAGGCGACGCAGCAACCGAGGGCGCAACAGCCTTCGTTATGTGGGATGCCGAGACCGCACCAGCCGAGGGCGACCTTGTTGCAGGCACCGTATATTATCTGATTTGCGACTGTCCAGGCATCAACGCTAAGGCGCAGAACGGTCAGATGTGGAAGTATGACGGTACTGCATGGAGCGAGTTCCACGGAGAGGTTATGGCTACTGAAGAGTAGTCGAGCTTATTGCAGTGAAAAGTTAAACAACACTGGGACGGATGGGTCACACCGTCCGCCCCTTTTTTGTTGGTATCGCACATTCAAAAAATAGAATAAAGTATGAACGCAAAAAGAAAAACGTATGGAGTTAGTGGCTACATGGAATGGGTTGCACTCATTGAATGCGGTAAGGCTACGGTGAAAGTACATTTCAGCGGAGGCAGTCTTACAGGCTATGGTGTAACACCTGCCGAGTTCACAACTCAAAACCCTATGACGCAGGCAATCATAGAGAACAGCAAGGAGTTCAAGAGTGGCAAGATATTCCTCCTTCGAGAGATAGAGGGAACAGGCAAGTTCAAAGAGTTTGTCCGTGGTCAGCACGCCAATGAAGGAAACCATTTAGGTGGGCAGGCAGCAACAGCGAGTGCCATTGCAGGAACAGCTCTTGATGCTGACGGCACATCAAAGACACCAGCAGCAGCGTCAGCCGACGATGAGGAGCCTATGAGCGACCCCATCAACGATGAAGAGACGGAGCCAGCCGACGATGAGGAGTCTACTGATGACACGGAAGCAGAAACAGTAGAAGACAGCGAGGCAACCGTAACAGCCGACGGCAAGGCAATCATCGACGTTACAGACCTTGACGATGCTCGTGATTATCTCTGTGAGAATTTTGGCATTGCCCGAAGCAGCCTTCGTAGTAATGTAAGTGTGCCTCGTGCCGCAGAAGAGCACAACATCGTGTTCCGTGGCATCGAGTAGTAGTTAATAGTAACGAGGGGCGGTGCTATTACTGTCAGCACGGCACATAAAACCTGCCGCATTGCAACAGTAGCCGTCCCTTTTTATTCATCCCTAAGAAAACGAATATGAGATACGAGGTTAGTGAGTTGAAGCGTGAAATCCGCATTGCGCTCGACCAGAACATGACCAGTAGCCAGTTGTTGGCAACTGGCGACATCGACACACTTTCTTTGGAGGAAATCATCGAGAGCAAGATAGTCGATGCAGCACGCATCGTAGAGAACCAAGCTCCTTCGTACCTATTGGACGGAGGCAAGGCGTTTGGTGAGAGTATCGGTTGGAAGAGCCGTGTGGGTTATGGCATGGGCTTCATAGCATTGCCCGACGACTTCATGCGCCTCGTTACCTTTCAGATGAGCGACTGGAGCCGAGCCGTGACAGTAGCCATTAGTGAGGACGACCCCTTGTATGCGCAGCAGCAAAGCCGTTATCCAGGCATCCGTGGTTGTCCCCAGAAACCCATCGTCGCCATAACGACCCAACCAATAGGTCAAGTGTTGGAGTTCTATTCCTGCACTGGCGGTTCAAAAGTGTTTTTGAAACGTGCCCGATACATACCCCTTCCACGCATAGAGAAAGGCGGTATAGATTTGTGCGAGAAACTCCACCGAGCCATTGTGTATTACACGGCATACCTTGTAGCATTGAGCACAGGGCAAACCGATTTAGCAGCAAGCATGTCTAACATAGCAAATGAACTGATGAAATGAACGACATCAATAACTTAGGCTCATTCAGCTCCATTGACGCTGTGTGGGCGAAATTTCCCGAAGGCGGTAAGGAAGGCGATTTCCTTACCATAGGCGATGTTAAGCATCGCTGGAACAAGTACGACCAGATATGGGAGAACGCAAACACCGTTACCAGTTCTACGGCTCGCAAGCTGGAGACCGTTGAGGGCGACCTTTCCGTAAACAACGACTTGATAGTAGGCGGAGTGTTGCGTGCAAAAGCTGTCAAGCAACCCAACTGTGGTTTGTTTGAAAGTCTTTCAGCCCTTCAAGCTAAGTACCCCAATCCCGAAGTGGGCATGTGGGCAACCGTTGGCAACACCATCCCAGCGACCGTATATCTGTGTGCCGAAGAAGGCGTATGGAAAAACACTGGACAGACAGGCGGTATAGATAGCCTCGACTGGAGCAGGATCAGCACAATCGAGAGCAATGTCACAACCTTGCAGCAGGAGAATACAAACAGAAAAACCGAGATAGCTAAAATAGACAGCAGTCTGAGAACTCTTATTGCAACAACCGTTGGTAAGAAGTTGAAGTTTGCCCCATTTGCTGGCTTTGTCTCAAATGTAGAAATCATAAAGGCAGGAACATCCCAATGGAACAATATCGTGTGGGACACTGTGCATAAGAAGTTTCTTGCTTGTGTCTTAGCCCCAAGTGACGGTGATTTGCATCTTCCCCAATTTTATGATAGTTGGACTAATCAAAATGACTACACGGATGATTTTATAACCCCGACCCAGTACAGCATCTTTCACAATACTCTGACAGGCGACATCTACCGATATGACGGAACCAACCTTGTAAGTCTTGGCATCACAGCCGAACGCTTTAACGAGCTTTCAGAAAAGATAAAAGAGTTGCAGGCAAAAGACGTTGCGGAGATAGGCAGCGACGGCAAGTTGGACTCGGCAATAATCCCCGATGAATTTGACGAGATAATTCCAGTAAACTATTGGATGAACAACAGAACCGCCTCAAGTGAAAGTGGTCAGCTTGTTCTAACTCCAATTGCAACAGAAGGAGCTTATTGGTATGCACCGAACACAAAGGAACTCTTCAGAGGAGAAAGCTATGGAGTCGCAGGTCAGTATAAAGTATCTTGGATGAAACTCCAAGCAGACAGGAGCAAATTATACCTTGACCTTACAAACTGCCTTCCTTACATTTGGAAGGGTGGCGACATGGTAGCCATTGCCCCGAAGAACACTCCTGCAAGCATCTTCAACGCCACAACCGAGGTGCCAATAAGTGGCTACTATGTGCTATGCGACAGCGACAACGAGAGCATGAGTGCCATCCATGCAGCATGGAAAGACGAGAAAGCCGTTAGCGGTCTTATCGTTTCCTTCGAGTTGAGCGCAGGCATTTGGAAGACCTACCAATATGTTGGAAAGACAGTAACCGAGAACAACTGGTTTGACACCGACAACTGGAAAGACTTCGGCTCGCTCGCAGCAGGAAGCGAGACCCACCTTGTCATTGACGAGCTTTGCGGCACGCCTACTGGCGGAGCCTATACATTAGGCAGCGCAGTAGATGCGCTTATCGCCTATCAGCAGAAGACAGGCGTGAACTATGCCAAGCGAGGACTGGTGATAAGCTACAAGACTGGTGAGAACGAAATGGAGACCAAGCAGTTCCAGGGCGAGATAAGCGACTTCAAAGAAGTAGGTCTATGGAAAGACTTTGGCGGTGGCGGCAAGCTGACAGCCAAAGACACCTTAGAGAAAGGCGGTGAGGATGCCCTGTCCACTGGTGGCGGCTATAACCTCATCCCCACGAACTTGAAGGTAGACACAGAAACCGAAGGCGTTATAAAGGTCGCTATGGTGAACTCTGCAGGTGACACCATTGGCGACGAGCAGCAGTTTGCCGTAGGCACTGGAACTGGTGGCGGTAGTGGAACCATCATTGCCGTGCAGTGGAAAGAAAACCCATTGTACGAAAAGGCAGGCGGTACGTTCATAGCCGAAGCGTCCATTATGAGTGTGACTAAGGTGGGCAGCATGGAGAACTACAACAGCATCATGAAGGTTGCGTTCGTCAATCGTACCACCAAGAAGACCGTCGCCACCTTTGAACCCAAGAAGGCATCGAGCGCAAGCAACGAAGACTTCTCCTTCAGCTTTGACCTTAGCAGTCTTGGCACAAGTGCAGGCGAGATACCTTTGCAAGCCGTGATAACCGATGATAGCGGTAACACAGCCACAAAGAATTTGAGTTTGATAGCAGTCGATGTGACGTGCGTCAGCGTTCAGACCCTTAACTACACTAAGGACACCTCTCTTGAAGTGAACGGCAATGCCAAGAATATCCCTATGTTCAAGTTCCCGAACAACTCGAGCGACAAGGGTATTCTCACCAAAGTAGAGATGTATCGTGATGGTGAATGGAAGCTGCTGCAGAGTATCACCGTCAGCGACACCTATTCGCATGGCGTGCTTATAAACCCTGCTGGACTATCACACGGAGCCTATGCTATACGCATACAAGGCGAAGACGTGTCGAGTGGCGTAAAGGGCAACGTGCTTCACACCTCAGTAATGGTTATACAGCAAGACGACACGTTGAGCGACTACAACACCCCTATCGTGCTTGCACGCTGGAGTGACGGCAGCAATGGCAAGAAGAAACTTCTTGAAAGCATCGACATTGATGTAGCCTGCTATCAGCGCAACTTGTCAGTTCCGACGGTTGAGATAGAACTTGAGAACGCTACGCAGCACACTAAGGAGACCATTGGCTCCAAAGCCATGAACCGCAACCAGACATACACCATCAGCAAGCGACTGACGACCTACAATCAAGGCGACGAGCTGAAAGTGCGTGCCAAGTGTGGCAGTTCTGTTCAGCCAGAAGATTGCGTGAACACAGTAGAAGGAAGCCTCGTCGATATATCAGAGACGGCAGGTGCATTGTTCGGCATCGACATGACGAGCCGAAGCAATACCGACACCGACAAGCGTATTGTCGCCACCACGTCAGACGGCAAAGAAGTAGAAATCTTTGTCAAGGGCAGTAACTATTCGAGCAACGGCTTTGTGAAGGACAGCTACGGCACCAGTGACTACGGCACCGATGCAGACAAAGGACGCATGGCATTGCGTATTGCCGAGGACGTGACCGCCACGAGTAACATCAAGCCATATTCCAACAGCGCAATCGAGACCAATGGTAGTGCTCTGACCTTCACCACCCAAGTGAAGAACGTAGCCGACCGTAATACAGTGCTCATGAAATGTGCAGGCGAGAAGATGGGCTTTGTGCTAACTGGTGAGAAACTGGTGGTATATACCAATGGTGACACCACGGACGGCAAGACATCATGCACCGTACCATACTCTGTAAATGCCGTACATCGTTTTGACATTGTTGTGGAGCCGACCAGCATAGCCCCCTTCGGTGGTATCGGAATGATAAAGGTGTTCAAAGACGGAGACGAGGCAGGAGCCGTGCCTTACGTTGCAGGACAGTTTGCAGTATCGGAAGCAGCTCTTGAATGGGACGGCACGGATGCCGACATCTATCTGTATAGCTTGAAGATGTGGAACACCTACTATACGTTCAAGCAGGCGTTTGACAACTACCTCGTAGGCTTGACCGACACCGAGGCGATGATTAGCGAGTATGAGAAGAACGACGTGCTTGTGAGCCAGAAAGCCGAAGGTGTGACAAAGGACATGCCGAGTATGCAGAAGTGCTTAGATGCAGGACTCTGTGTCGTAGTGCTTACTAAAAATGCCGACACTGCCGACGTTGCGGAGAACTACCCCGACCACTTGGAGAGTCTTGACGGAGACAAGAAGACCACGTTCCTTTTGGACTGGTACGTCTACTTCCCCGACCGACCATGGCAGAACGTGATTATCACAGCCGACCCGACCTCAAATCAAGGTACCACATCTTCTTTTCGTCCTATCAAAAACAAGAAGGGAAAGCACAAGAAGAACAAGGGCGGTATGCGCATGATGTACACAAGAGAAGAGATTGCCGCAATGTTCCCTGGCAATGAAGAAGTACTTGCTAAGTATGACTTGGCAGCTTCGATGGCAAAGAAGAACAAGCTCCAAGTAAGAGAAGGCGGTCAGTACACCGACATTAGCACTATCAAGGTGGACTATTCAGACTCCTGCGGTGCTCATAATGGAGCCATGATGGAGTTGATGAACGACACCCAGATAGCAATGGGCGAAAAGTACATGACCCCTGCACAGATATACTCTGAGGGCGATTTCAAGATAATGACGAGCATCGACAGTATTCCATGTGCTCTGTTCCGTACCGACCACCAAATGAGCCATACCGACGCTTGCGACCCAGCCAAAGCATACTTCCATGCCAAAGGCAACTTCAATGCAGACAAGGGCGACGCAACCTTCTACGGTTTCCAAAAGGTTAAAGGTTACAATGCCTCCTGCCTAAACTATGGCGACTTCAAGGAGATTGTAACCACGAAAGAGCAGAGTCTTTCCGACTTGAAGCAGCAGGTATTGAGCGACACATCAAAGCTCGTTGCAGGCACAATCTATGTGCTTAGTGAATGGTGTGGAGAGAAATACCATGTCATTGAGAATGACGGCAGCGGCAAGATGGAAGAAGTGGGAGCCGTTGATAAGCCGACGGAGACCGTGCAGAGCAAAGCCGAGCTGCTTGCGACTAACGTATCGGAACTTGACTGGGGTACAGTCTATAAGACCAGTGACGGCTACTACATGCAGTACAAGGGCGGTAAGTGGATAGAGACAACTGGCACCATGACCTTCAACAAGCAGACCAACAAGTGGAGTGTTACGGGTAGAGTGGTGAACCCAGTTGAGTGCTACGAGCTTCTGAAGTACGACTATCTGAACTGGATGCAGGGCGTGAACAGTGTCGAAGACATGATGCGTGTGGACGAGAGCAGCGGCAAACCAATATGGATGAGCTACTACGAAAGCCGTTATCCCGACAACGACGACTTGAACGAGAAGTACGAGGCAGGCGAAAAGGTGCCTTACCGTCTGTATAAATGGTTGTCGTTCTGCCAGCAGTGTAACCACCACCTCACCGAGAGCGACGGAGACATCACCATCAACGGTGATACCGTTAGCGGCAGCACGGCAAACCGCCTTGCCAAGTGGGAGAAGGAGCTGCATAAGGAAGCCAACGTACTCAGCGCACTATGCTACACCGTAGCCAGTGACTACAAAGCATCCGTAGACCAACGAAGCAAGAACATGATGATAGCTTTCTACTTGGATACCGACGGACGAGTGAGAATGTATCTGAACCATTGGTATGACGGAGACTGCGTAGACGGCAGTGACAACGACTGCGGACTTACCATTCCCTGGGATATGGATGCACGCACGAGCCACCTCTATCAAGGCTGGGATAGCGTGTTGTTCCAACAGACCTACAAGGCAGGAGCCTTCTGGCTTGACGACGAAGGAAGCAGCACCGTTACACTAAGCCAAGTAGCAGGAGCCATGCGCTCTGTGACCTACAACAACATCAAGCCATTCAGCGCAAGCGGTTGCTACTACTACTGGGTAACAAAGCGACTGGAGAAGTGGGCAAAGGTTATCTCATCATTCGATGGTGAGCGTAAGTATGTTCAGAACTCCAAAGCATCCGACCAGTACTTCTACGCCCTGCATGGTCTTAGACTCGATGACCTCCCCGACTATCAGCGGAAGCGTTTCGAGTTCTGCGACGGTCAGTATCAAGTTGGCGACCTTTATACAAACCCATTCAAGGCTCGTATGATGGGCAAGATAGAGATAACCATCACGGCAGCGCAAGACGGCTTCTTCGGACTTGGTGAGGATAGAGCGGATATGTGTGCCGACTCGTGCCACCTGCTTGCAGGCGAGAGCTATACTATGCGTGTTAGCGATGCACAAGAAAGCGGTAAGATGATATACATCTTCGGAGCCAGCAAACTTGCAAAGCTCGACATTTCCAAGTGTACCCCGAAGTCGGACGGCTTCTCGCTGGAGTATTGCACGTTGCTTGAAGAGTTGATAGTAGGAGGTGAAGCATACAGCCCAGCCTACACCACTGGACTTCTGACAGGCTTGAACTTGCCAACAATGCCGTTCTTGAAACGTATCGACATACGAAACACGAAGATAGCCGTGTTGAGTGCAAAGAACTGCCCTCGTCTAAAGGAAGTGCTTGCCGAAGGCAGCAGCTTAAAGACCTTCACCCCTGCGGAGAGTGCTCCTATCAGCGTGCTTCACCTTCCTTCGACCATGACCTCATTGCAGTTTGTGAACCTACCGTTGCTGACATATCCTAATGGTGGCTTGACGATAGGCGGCATGAGCGACGTGACAAGGTTTGAGATACGAGGTTGTGACAAAATCGACACCATGACTATGCTGAAAGATGCAATCAGTGGCGGTGCGAGGATAGCAGAGATTAGCTGCAAATTGGGCAATGTGCGTAGCGACACAACGCTACTGCAGTCGCTCATTGACTCTGGTGCAAGAGGCATAGGCAGCGAGTTGAAAGACAAGTGTGATGGACTGACTGGACGCTACATCTTGACACAGATGATAGAACAAAGTCTGTACAACACATACAAGAACTACTTCCCCGAGCTTGAACTTCACAATGCGCTGTACACCCAGTACACCATCAGCGACCTTGAGCAAGACCCTCAGAACATCACGAATGAGGACAACAAGACAGGCTACAAGTACAAGAACAAGTACGTGCCAAGTGGTTACATCAACATCATACGACGCTATTGTGTGCCAGTGCAGGCAACGCCAAACAAAGACGGTAGTGCCGTAACGATGAAACTCTTGAAGAAGAGCGACAACACCAAGTATCACGATGGTACGGACTATGACTACACCGACAACTTGGGACAAGGCTTCGACTCGTTGGCAAGGTTCTGTCACTTCTGGTACAAGGGCATCAATGACATCAAGGTGCAAGAGAAGCATATCCTGCTGAACTATGGAGACGAGGAGCCAGTGGCATCATGGACAGAGAAAGCCAGTGGCAGACTTGCAGGACTCATATACAGAGCAGGTGTCGGCATATCCCTCAACTCTGTAACAGTAGGTCAGCCCTTTACCGAAGAAATGATGTCGTCAGTAGCGAGCTGTGCTGTGTACCGCATAGACGTGCGAGGCATGAAACAGGTCAGATACTACGGTCTGAATAACGCCCTTTTTGGTGGTGTGTTCTTAGGCGACGATGATGTAGTTATCGAGAAGGCACAAGTGTCTGTTACAGGTACAGCGATGTCACCTCTTGACTTCTTAGAAGATGATTATCTCTTCCGTGACGTTCCGAGTGGTGCCAAATGGTTCTACTTCACCTGCCTAATGAGCATAGACCAAACAAAGGAAGTGTTTGCCGTGGATAGCGATGACATTGAAGCCATAGAGCCAGGCTGGGTAGAGCACAAGGCAGACTTGGTGGGTATTTATGGCATGAGTGTGGACGACCTTGTAAGAGCAAGAAGTCTCTCTGGTAAGAAGACACGATGCGGCAATGGTACTCAGACCACCAGTATAGAATGGAGCTACGACGATGAAGGCAACCCAACATCAACTCCAGTAGGCGCAATGAACTACACCTACCAAGACATGTTGAACCTATGCCGTATGCGAGGCAAGGGCTATCACTCGATAAGCTACGAGCAGTCGAAGATACTTGCCATACTCTCGCTGTGCTGGAGTGGCAACCGTGACGACCAAAGTGTTTATGGTTTCGGTTGTGGCTCACAGTACACCACTGGAAGCAAAGACAAAACAGGCATGGACACTATAAACGGTGTGCATAGCGGTGCCAACAAGGTGTGGAACGTTGAAGGTGCAGTCGCCTGCAACTACGAGGTTATGGACTTCTACGGTGTAAACATAAGCACATTCAAGGAGTGGAAGGCAAGCAAACGCTCACAAGTGGGACCCGTGGACGGCAACGCCCACATCTACGATCCACATACCGACACCGAGCGAGTGGTACCATATCCAACACAATCGGGCTATAACATTGCCCGAATAAGGCTTGGTCGCTTCTGTGACATAATCGCAAGTTCAGTAAACAACGATACCAGCAAGTGGGTTACATGCTTCTGTGCTGTTACATACTACTCTGGCGTACCTGGTCGCTGTGTCGGTCGTGCGTACAACAGTGCGAGTGCGAATGGCGGTCTCGTCTACTCGGGTGCGAGTAACGCTTCGTCGGTTTCGAATACGTCTTACGGTGTGCGTCTTGCCTTCTCTGGAATATTGAGCAACGATGCTGAGATTGACAAACTGATTGAAAATAACTTGGAAGAATATGATGATACGAAAAAGCAATAGGATGGAGAGGTCGGCTGTCAAGCCGACCCGACCACCATAACAGAAATGCCCAATGGGCAACACATGTGAATATCAAATAAAGTAACAAACAATAAAAAATAATAACTCAATCGTCTGAATAAGCGGAAACGGAAGCGTCAAAACGTAGCCGTAGCCGTGGGAACAAAACAAAGGCGGAAGTCCTTGACGTCGCTGTGTCGGTCGTGCGAACAACAATGCGAATGCGAATGGCGGTCTCGTCTACTCGAATGCGAATAACGCTTCGTCGAATTCGAATACGAATAACGGTGTGCGTCTTGCCAACTATCCCTAACACTCCACACCTTCTGGAGTGAATAACATCGTCGCTCCAGCGTCGCCCATGTATGGGCATTGCTGCCGACGAAAGGACGGAGCCTCGGCAAAAGCTGTCTATATAGGCAGGAAAGCGGAAAAATTACAAGGGTGCAGTCTATCATAGGAGAGTAGATGCAGCAATGCAGGTGAAAGCCTTAACGACTGCGGAACGAGAAGAAATCAATAAGCCAATGAAGAGATATGGCAACCTCATAAATGAAATCATCGACCGAAGTAATCTTGAAGCGTCGTTTGATGAAGTGACTTGTGACCTATCGAAATGGTCGAAGGAATACTACAGAAGCAAGAAAGAAGAGATAATCAACCGTCTTGCTACAACCATCGGAAACGGCAGCTTTAGGATTACACGGTTTGAGGAGTTTGAGGTTAAGGATGGCAACAAGATTAGAAAGGTACAGTCGCCACCAGTGGAAGAGCGCATCGGCTGTAACGCTGTGATGCGAGTAGTAGAACGCTACGTCTATCCGACTGTTATCCCTACGAGTTGCGCCAGTATCAAAGGCAGAGGAATGCACAAGCTATTTAGGAAGATGCGTTCCGACATTCGTCACAACATGGAAGACTGTTGCTATTATTTCCAAAGCGACTTCCGTAAGTTCTACGAGAGCATCTGTCAGATACTGATGAAGCAGGTGATACGACGATACATCAAGGACAAAGTGTTGTTACCGATACTCGACAACTTTATAGAGCTGATGCCCAAAGGATTGTCAATCGGTCTTCGCTCGTCACAATGTTTCGGCAACCTGCTGCTAAGCGAACTCGACCACAGGATGAAAGAGAAGTACGGAGCAAGGTTTTACTACCGTTACTGCGACGACATTCTGATACTGGCAAAGACAAAGAAACGTCTTTGGTGGCTACGAGAGAAACTACATGCCGAAGCAGAGGCATTAGGACTCGAGATAAAGCCCAGTGAAGCCATCCGTCCATTGAGTGAAGGCATCGACTTCCTCGGCTTCGTTTATGACGGAGACAAGGCGAGGATAAGGAAGCGCACCAAGCAACGCTTTGCACGCCACATGGCAAAGGTGAAGAGCAGGAGCAGAAGGCGCAAATTGATTGGTAGTTTCTACGGCATGGCAAAATGGGGAAATTGCAGACACCTTATGCAGACGATAATCGACAAGAGAAAAGATATGGAAGAGTTTAAGAACCTCGGTTTAGTGTATCAACCCGAAGACGGCAAGAAGCAATTTGTTGGCGAGCGAGTGAAACTTGGCACTCTGGTAAACCTTCACATCGTCATACTTGACTTTGAGGAAGATGTACCCACAGAGAACGGAAACCGCACACTGGTACAATTCCAGTTTGACAATGGCACGAAAGCCAAGTATTTCACATCGGACAAACGTCAGTTGCAATTTCTTCGCTTAGCAAAAGAACGAAAGGTATTGCCTTTTGGTACCACCATTGGCATGAAGAGTTTCGGCAAGGGCGTGCGCTATACCTTCAATTAGTAACCCATAAAAACGAAAGGCAATGGAAAAGATTTTTGGAGCAAAAGAACGGCAGGACGGAGTAGTGAGAGTGTCGTCAAGAAGCTATATTCTCTTCTTCGGTTATGGTGAAGAGAACGGCAACGGCTACAACTACCGTGCGAGGTTTGACCACAAGCCAAGTGTCAGTGAACTGCGTGAAGTGATAGAAACTCATGTGAACGGACTGACCGACGCAAAGATTGTCTGTGGCTACGAGTGGGCAGGTAAACAAGTGTGGCTTAGTGATGCCAATCAGCGTAACTATGCAAACGCTTATATCAGCAAGAACCTTCCAGTCAAGATACGAGTGTACGACAACATTGCTGAAGGAGAGACCTCATCAACGGTGATCAGCTTGAACACCGAGGAAGAACTCGACGCTTTCTATCAAGGCATGGTGTGCCACGTCAATGCGTGCTTAGAAGCAGGCTGGCAAGAGAAAGACAGCGTAGACTACGAGAAACTGTTAGAAGATTGTTAAACCCAAACCTATTATTTATGAAAAAGATTTTTGCATGGCTCAAACAGAGCAACCGCTTAAGACACCTTGCAGGCGGCTATGCTATCGGAGTGTGTTCGGACAGCGCATACTGCGGTATGTATGCAGGTGTTATTGCAGCCTCGTCGCTGGAGTTTAAGGACAAAAGCTGGGGAGGAGAATGGGACTGGATAGACTGGGGACTTACCGTATTAGGAGCAGCCCTCGGTTGTGTTACAAAACTATTAATACGTTAAACCTATGAGCTACACAATTTCAGAACAGTTGATAGTGGTTATGTTCCTTATGGTGGGACTGCTTATCACACCACTCTTTTTTATAGCCCTTGACTTCTGGGCAGGTATCAGAAAGGCGCACACCCGAGGCGACCGCATACGGAGCGACAAGATGCAACGCACGATACAGAAGCTATCGAGATACTACAACGCCATCCTTGCCATGATGGTACTGGATGCCGTTCAGATAGCAGGCTTCGTGTTCCTGCATATCTTCAACTCCTGGACTCTGTACACGTTCCCCTTGTTCACGCTGATAGCCGTGCTCTTTGTTGCTACCATTGAGATAAAGAGCATCATGGAGCCAGCCGACGCAAAGGAGAGTAGGGAAATGAAGGAAGTAGGCGCACTTGCCAAAGCCATAGCAGCGCACCGAAGCGACCCGAAGGAGATAGCGGAAGCCATTGCCGAATACCTATCGAAGAAATAAATAAAAGTAAAGAGCGTGTGACAACCATTAAATTTGCATTATGAAGACAATAGAACTGACAGTAAACAAAGCAAACGTGTATGACGAGGTGGCAAAGACCACCTCGTACACAGGTCAGAAGATGCAAGGCGACGCAACAGCCTACGACCGCATCTTCACTACTGACGACGACCGCATGATGCTTGAACGCTTTTGGGTTGAGGCTTGCAACGGAGCGACGGAGCAGTTCAAACCCTTCTTGGTGTCTGTAAGCGACCAGCCCGTGAGTCATGGTGTGGAACTTGACAAGAACTACGTTGTGAAGCTGGAGTTGAGCAACAGCTATGACGAGTCGCTGAACGGCAGCATCGGCACCTCCCTGTTCTCCTACTTCGTAGCAATGATAGTGTCGAAGTGGTACAAGTTTACGAACAAAGGCGAGAGCGAGAGCTACGGCACAGATGCTGTTGGAGCCATAGACGATGTTATGCGGAAGATATACTACCGCAAGAAGCCCACTCGTGTAGTGCCGACATAACCACACCCCTACTGCATAAAATTTTATTCAAACCATAAATTACAAAAATCATGAAAGTAGTAATCTTAGGAACAGCACACGGTAAGAATGTTGGTGGCAAACGTAGCCCCGACAATTCGCTGGAAGAGTATCGTTACAGTCGAGAGATAGTAAACCGACTGCGAACCGCTTTGGAAGCCAGAGGTTGTGTAGTGTATGTAGACATGCCCGAGGACGTTGTGCCCCTTCCCCAACAGCAGGAGTTGCGTCTACGCTGCAGCTATGTGAACAATCTCTGCAAGAAGTATGGCAAGGAGAGATGTCTGTACGTTTCGATACACGTCAATGCAGCAGGCGGAGAAGGCAAGTGGATGCTTGCAGGCGGTTGGTGTGCCTACACCAGTAAGGGTACGACCGTTAGCGACAACCTTGCAGAACGTCTGTATGAAGCAGCCGAGAAACATCTGAGTGGTTATGCCGAAATCATGGAGGAAGGCAAGAAGGACGGCTCGTATAGCAGCAAGCAGACCCCTATCCGTACCGACAAGAGCGATGGCGACAAGGATATGGAGGCAGACTTCTTTGTGCTGAAGCATACCGCATGTGCAGCCGTTCTGACAGAAAACCTTTTCATGGACAACAAACGTGACGTGTCATTCCTCCTCAGCGAGAAAGGCAAGCAAAGTATTGTTGCCCTTCACCGAGACGGCATCTTAAACTTCATCGAACAATAAACACGAAGCATTATGGAAAAGAAAAAGTCAAAGGACATCTTTGTAATGTTGATAGTGGTGCTCTTCGGCTTTGTCTTAGGTTACGTTGTAGGAGCATTTGTCTTAGACCATGCCGTAGGCAATGTGACGGAAGAGAAGCAGACCACCATCACCAAATGGGACACAGTGTATATTGCATCACCAGTGGCGAATGACAGCGCAACAACGGATTACATTGTTCGTTGGTTGCCGACTGCAAAGGAGCAGCGAGAAGGCAGTGGTGAGCATCACCAGGAACTTGTTGTGAACGACACATCACCCGACAAAGTATTCCAGCCTCCTAATGACAGCGCAGCAGTGATAATCCCAATAGTGCAGAAAAAGTATGAAGGTGACGAATACACAGCATGGGTAAGCGGTTATGAGCCACACCTTGACAGTATCAACATATTCAGACGCACCGACATCGTTACCAAGACTCTATACATAGAGAAGAAACGACGACGATGGGGATGCGTAGTAGGTGTTGGAGCAGGCGTGAATGTGAAAGGCGAGGTACAGCCGACGTTGGGTGTAACCTTCGGCTACCGTCTGTTCTGAATGAGAGTATAACCAATAACACAATATAGAAATGGCAAAGAAAACTATTGCAATCACTCTGTATATGTCGGAGCTTATCTACGACGTGCAGAACAAGACCTATCTTACAGGCAGAAGCCGTACCAACGGCACGAACCATGAGGAGGTGGCAAATATGCAAGCCAATGATGACGACGAGAACGCAAACCAGATATTGCGCTCCATCGGCAATGCCTTCGCAAACTTGAAGACCAAGCTAAGCGAGTTCATCAACGAGACAGGCACCAGTGCCAACGACAAGCTGCTGAGTGCCACCAGCAACCTCACCATATCTCTGAACATGCCCCCGAACTACAACAGTGCAGGTAACGACACTATCAGTTCGGCATTGCATCAGTATCTTGTGAACAGTGCCATAGGCGACTGGTTCACCATTACCAACAAGAACGACGCAGGCGACTACATCACCCTTGCTGCCGCCAACCTTGAGCAGTTGCGTGAAGCAGCCAACAAGCGCAGCCGTCCGACACGCACGACCGTGGCGTAAGGCATGGACGAGAACCGTTACACCAGCACAGGACTGACGGCACGCACCAAGACCGTGAAGCTGCTCTTCAAACGTAGTGAGCTGCTGTATGACATCAAGAACTATGCCTACGTTGAGGGCGATGTTATGCAGGTGAACACGGAACACGACCGTCACCAAGTGCAGGACATTGGCGAGACAGGCAATATTGACAGGGTGACAAAAGTGCTTGACCTTGCCTATGCAGAGAGTGTAGAAGCTCTTTTCCCATACACAAAACAAGATGTGGAGCAAGTGACAGAAATGGACAACATGCCCTCAGTGGTCTACGACGAGGAGCCATCCGACGAAGGAGACGACGAGGTGTTTACCAACGAGAAACCCGAGGAGACCAAGTCACAGGACTACGAGATACAGTTACTTGTACCCGACGCTTACAGCAAGACCACCGTAACCTTGCTTGTAAGATACATACATGAGTACATGGTGTGTCGTGTATTGGCAGACTGGATGAGCATAACCAATCCCCCATCGGCACCGAAGTGGAAAGAGAAGGAGCAAGAAATGCTTGAAGCGATGAAGGAAGCCGTGAACTTCAGAACCAAAAGAGTAAGAAGGACACAGACCCCATTCTAACGAATACAAAAAGAGAGCAGCCATTATGGTTGCTCTCTTTTGTTTTGGCTATCGTGGTTGATTGACGAGACGAAGCTGGAACTGTATGGAAGCACCATACAACGACTCATCGGGTAAGATGTCGCATAGCAGGACTATGCGGAAATACTTGTAAGGCGAGCCACGGAAGCCACGCAAGTAATGGTCGGTGGACGAATAGACCAACTGCCAGTTGAACAAATCCCGAGAGCCAAACAATATAGACTTGATGTGTCCTCTTCGGAACATACCTCTTTGGATCACCGTGTCGATAGTCTTCAAAATGTCTGGAGCTTCGAGTTTGAGCGGACGAGAGACAAGCATCCCCTTTACTGGAGTTTTATCAATAGCCACGTCAGAGAAGTTGACGATGCTCAATTTCTCCTTTTTCTCCTCAACCGCCCATGCTTCGGGATAAGAGTTGACAGCGTAGAGCAGCTTCGACTCGATGAGGCTCCACTTTTTCTCCTCAATAGAATAGACATAAGCATATCCGCACTTTTCGCTGAAGACTATCAGCAACTGGTCTACATAATCGTAAATGATTTGGCAGTTGCGAATGAACGTCGTAAACGGCACTATGTCTAACATCTTATAATCATTGTCAGCGAGGTATGTTCTTAACGTATTACCGAGTGACAAGATGTTGAATGGAGTGTTCGTGTTGATAGGCTCAGATATGCACTGAGTATCGGTGCCCGAAAGCATCATAATGCCACGTTCGGTAGTGAAGAGCACGGCACTGTCTATTGGTGTAATGCTCTTGATGTTGTTGCAGACATCACGAGACACCGACTGACGAACCGAATAGCTACCGTCGTTCGCCACCTCCATTGCCCAGATACCATCTGACGAAAAGATGTAAAGAGGCGATTGTCCGAACTGGTTGCGAGTGATAGGACGAGTGTTAGACGCAGCAGCATACAATATGCCGTCACCGACACGCACACGCTGCTCAATCATTATTGGGTTGCCCTGCACCGACACAAACACCATATTGTCCTTGTTGGTAGAAATAACAGAGCGAGGAAGCGACAATCCATTGTCGGTGTCGTCGCCAGTTGCCACAGGGTCGCCAAATCGGTATGCACCTTTGAGGAATGGATGCGCCTGTAGTTCGTATTTGTATTGCTTGCCATTCTCGTATATGGTAGCTTCAACCGCCTTAGAATTGGTGTAGAAGAACCAACGTCTGTTAGCCGATGCCTGTGTATTCTTACCTCTTACTGCATATTGCAGAGCTTCGCTTTCACGCTGTTCAATGCCCACTTTGTAGTTTGCGTCATGCTCTTGCGTCTGTACAAAGCCACACATGGCATCGAGGTCGAAGCCAACAAACTCGCTCTCAATGATACCCACCCAGTGCTCACGCTGGTTGTAAGACATGGCATATTTGGCGTTGTATGTGGCAAGGTTTTCTGTATTGTCAGCCAAAAGCGATGTATTTCCCGACAAGCCTTTGAGTACCTCGGCATCCAAAGGCACATCAACAAAGTTGTCATTCATGGATATTTCATCCTTCTTGATTTCCTTAATGATTTTGAAGGCAGACACACCCGACACCTTCTCCTCATAGCTATCAAAGTGAGGAAGCGTGAGATAACTTGTAGCTGTGCTTGCAATGTTCTTGATGCCACTGAGCGAATAGGTCTTGTTGGCAGGAGCCGAGTTGGTAACGTAGATATTCTGCCTACACTCTTCGAGCGATGCGCCCTCCTTGTACAGATAGATAGGGTCAGACACTGCAATAACAAGAGTGTCTACAAGGTCTTCCATATCGAGAAGGTTTTGCAGCTTCACCTTATCCTTGACACGATACATAAGTTTGGAGCTGTATGCCTTTGCCGTGACGAGCGCATTATAATAGATGCTCTCGCTGTTGACTTTCTTCAACTCGCTCAATTCGATAACAGGCGTAACCTCCGTGTTAGGCTCCATGAGAATAGGCGGTGACACAGTAATAATGTCTCCAGTAATCATTCTGAAACCATAACGGACAAAGAACGGCAGCGCAAATCTGTTGCCGTCTCGACAGTTGGCGAGCAATGTGTTTGCAAGACCAAGCAACGCATTATTAGCACTCTCGATGGCGTTGTAAAGATATGTGCCACTTGGCTGTATAACATCCACCTGCTTATCAACCATGATCGTACCTACATGTTTTCCGTTCCAGATTGGACCATCCTGGGAGTTAGCACGAAATGAAACGTAAATTCGCACAACGTCCATTGTTGGGGTGAATTCAAAATCACTTCCGACTACACCTGCATCCAGTGCATACCATTTACCATCGGCATCATAGAGTGTTACATTGAAATACATTTTAGATGTAGCCGTCTTTCTTGCAACTTTTATTCTGTAAACAACACCTTTGGAAAGATTACATGCTACCGATACACCTCCATATCCTACCTCATAGGCTTGCGATACAACATTCTCCCATGTAGCCACGGATGATCCGTTAGAGTCTTTGAGCACACTGTTAATCACTTGCGATTGAGTGCGTATTAAAGAGTCGAGACCGAACTGCAGAGTAACTGCATAGTCGGCAGTACTGAAAGGACGGTACTTGCCACGCAGATAAACAAAATGGTCTAAGGAGTCGGCTCCATAGACGCACAACACATTGCCAGTGGCAGTACACTTGATAGTGTCCACATCATACGTCTTGATGAGAGTGCGAGAAGCATTGCCCAACTTGCCGTAGTATAGTGATTTATCCTTCTTGATGATGAGGAACTTAGTGTTGTCATTAACCGTGTGTATGAAAATCAACTCCTCACCCTCTTGTAGGGAGCCAATAGTGGAGGGAGTGTGCATGCCATGCAACTCCCCATTCTTTGGAACGAGATTGAAAGACAAAGCGAGGTCGCCATCTGGCGAGTCGTAGTCGGAAGGTGAGACCGTGTAGCCTCCATACTTTATTTCCTTTATCATACGTTACTTATTTTTGAAGATTGATTTTCGTAATAAGCGACACCATGCAGCCGTAGTTGTTGAACGTCATGCACTCTCCAGCAGGTACTCGAAGCACGTCATTAAAGCCGTAGCCTTGTGTACGCATCATAACATGCGTGAGGCGTTTGGAATAGCATCTGAAATTACGGCTTCCAGTTTTGGAAGGTCTTACAGTTGCTTCGTGTGAGCCGACGTAGGAGTCAGCCTTATGTTTTACATATAGCTGATACTCGCATCCATTAACGGCAATGTCAATAACATCGCCCTCGCATAGATTGAGCACCTTTGCTATTCGTGAGGTGATGTCGATACGCCCATTTGGATAGAACGTGACATCTGGGCGACGAGTTATGTTCAGAATACTGTGCATGGTGTCGTTTGCAAAAATAGAGAATTTGACTTTGTGAGTTGCTTTATTTATTTATCGAACAAAGAAGGTTGATGCTGTTGCAGGTATGCGTCTCCGTGTGCAATATATTCGTCCACTCGCTTTTCAAGCGCAAGTGACTTATCCCAAAGGGGCTTGCGGACTGATTGCCAGTCCTGCCCTTTGGTAGAATAGAAGTCCTTTTGTGCTTGCCGCATCTGTTTAACGAGATTGAAGAACGCCAGTCTTCCGTTATTCATCGTCTTCCTCGTTCTCATTGTCGCTGATTTCGAAGACGAAATCAGCCCAAATATCAATGAACTGCCTGCCTGCATACTCTGCCAAGTCTCTGTTTGAGAAGGCAAGACGCACACCG